ACAACGCGCTGATTGAGATTTACGGCAAGAAGTTCGCCCCGCCATTGGTGTTTGATTACGGAATTACCGCAACCGACGCCCCGCTGTTCATCATCTCGCCGGAAGCCCTAGCCGACTTTGCGAAAATGAATCGTTGGCGAAAACTTGAAGCTGGAAAATAAAAACCCGGCAAATTAATGCCGGGATGATTTATTGCTTGGTTGATTTTCTTAATTCAGCTTCCCGTGCAATATTGGGCGCGTGACGTTGTATTTGTGTTTTGACTCGACACAAGCCGCAATGTCGATTCCGAGCCGTCCAGCCAAGTCGAGCGCACGGATAATGATATCAGCGATTTCTTCCTCGGTCGTCGTTAGCGCCATTAGTCCCAAGTCTATCATCTTTTCGCATTTATCACACAAATCACCATCCTTTCCGGCGCGCCAAGCGTCCCATAATTCCGTTACTTCGCCGTGCAAATTATTGCACTGATTGGCCATGAAATCGCGGATCGCTTGATTTTCTGGATGGAATCCGTGATTGACGGCGTTTTCGTGAACCAATTCAGCTAACTGGTTCAGGTTTAGTTTTTTAATGTCTTGCGTTTTCATTGTTTTGAAAATTCTCTGACCGTTACGAGCTTTTGCGTTTCTTTGCATGAAACGAAATAGGAGTTTTCAAGCCACGGCATACCTGATGGCTCGCCATGTTTTCCGCCTCCGTGATAATATGTCCAGCCAACCCAAGTGCCATCGTCTAACATTGCGGCAACTTGTTCGCTTTCGTAACACCTTGACCATTCATCGTTTTTTATTTTAGTGATTTGACCAGATTGGCGAAACTCCTCCCGCTCGTCGGTCAGCGTGTCGTATCCGCATTCATATTCATCGTCATCGTTGAACTTGTCCCAAATTTCATCAATGTTATCGCCGTCTTTAAAGGTGTGAAGTTTGGCGTTTTTAAGGATTTGCGCCTTAATTTTTTGTTCGGCTGTCATATGTTTTATTAAAAATTTCCTCAACTCCTTTGCAACTTAGTTGCTCAAACCGAAAGTTGACGCTTTCGGCAACAAATGTTGAATTGAGGTTTTTTTCCGCCCGCAGATTTAACCGTTTAGAAAAAACTGTGGGCGAGAAAGTGTTTATTCGTGTCCTTGGATCATGGCTAAACATCGCGCATAACCAACCATGTCTACTGCGTTATCGCGCTTACTAGTGTGCAATTCGCGCGCACACTTTAGCAGGATCATCATCATTGCCACGCCGTGTGCGTCCAAGGCGATTTGCGGTGATGAAATTTTCTCTCCGTTAGAATCAATGTTCTTGCTGCGTAAATAACCATTCCACATTTCGGCAATTCGCAGGTGATTTGCCAGCGGGTGGCCGTAGTTTTCTTGCCGGTCGCCATTGGTTGCGCGCAAGGCTTCAGCTAAGATTGATTCTTTCTTTTCCGGCCTGTCTGGCGTGAATGGCTTCGACGGAATGAAAGGTTTGATTATTTTCATGATTTTTAGCAGCTTGTCGTGGCATTATTTAATTGTTTTCAGTGCGTATTTTCCGATGATTTGATCCGGCACAAGGTTTGCGCTTTTGCAAATCTCGATTGAATAGCCGCTCCCATGTCCGGTTAACTGCGATACGAAGCTCCACAGATAGCTTCCGTGCCACTTTCTTCCAGTCATGCTTATAGCGTTCGCTATTATTATGGCCGCGTTTTCGCCTGAAATTCTCATGTCTTTCATTTTTCAAATAGTCGTTTGGCGAATTGGCAGATGACCTCCGGGAATTTGCTCATAAATCGTATTGCTTCCATTTTCCGGTGGCGCGCAAAAGGGCTTCGCGAAGTTGTGCTGGTGTTGACAGCAAGCACGCAAGGCTCAAGCAGAATGGCCACTTGATTTCATGGAGATCACTTATAATCCGCGAATTAAGCTCATGAATAAAATTCAACTGCTCTCCGTATGTTTTTGTGTGCTTTTCAATCAGCGGCACCAGCACGTCTCGGGAATCGTAGTTTGGTAAAAAGTTAAGACAGTCACTAAGTCGTTGAGATTTATTGATGTCCGTCTCCCATGAGCACTTAACGTGCCCGTCGGGCGATCTCAATTGCCACAAAAGTTGAGTTCTCTCTATGGCTGATAAATTCCACCCGTCCAATTCAGCGCACGCTATGATTTGGTCGTTGATGCTCATTTCATTTCCTTTCCGATTCGCAGTACTAGCCGCAGCGCCGCGCCAGCCTTTGCCGCTTTAGTTTGGTGGCTCACCCATGAGGGATGCTTTTTCTGGCAAGACTCGCACCAGTCGGCAAAAATAAGACCTGAAACAATGTAGCATTTAGGCTCATCCTCGCCTACTGCTTCGCATGGTCCGGCGGAAGTCGCTACCGCAACAAAATCCCGCTTCGCAATTCGAGCTTCAAGCCTTGTTTTGTATAGGTTCTTTATGGCGTCGCGCAAGTTTTTCATTTCCCATCCTTTAATTGGTTGAATTTGGACAACGTCTCGTCCGCTATTTCAGCGTCCGCCCTTGATACAATGTAACCGAAAGAATCAAGTAGCTTTGCCATTTCTTCCGCCATCGCCTTCCATTGGTCGCGCTCTTCCCGCAGGTCATTGTGAACCTCGATGCAATTGCGTTCGCCGGTTTCAAAAGCGGCTTTCAATTCCTTGTTTTCATTGGTCAACTTTTGAATCTCTGATAGATACTTCCCGCGCTCAATCGCGATTGCTTTTTTGTGGTCATATTCGGCCTGTTTCGCACTGGCTTGAATCGCGTTCGTTTCACACTCCTCCGCGACAATGAACCTCGCCACCATCCCCTTGATGTGGTACAAGGGTACCACCTTTGGCGACCACTCAGAAACCAAGCTCGCAACTTCCTCCGCGCATTGTTCAATTTTGGTTTTCATTAAATATACCTTTCAAAACTATTGCTTTGATTTTCTTCGGCTATTAAATCCAGTTCAGCCTTAAGCCTTGCGCACTCCTTTTTAAGGTTGTCGCGTTCCGATTTGATATTTGCGAGTTCTTTTTTAAGCGCATCGCGCTCGTGTATTAACTGAATGCGAAACGCATCTGACACCTTTAGCCGGTTAAAAAGTTTGACTTTGTTCATTGTAAATTCTTTCTGGCCATACTCAAAAACCAATAGGCGATTGAAAATTCAACCAACCAAAGAGCTATCCGGCCTACTTCTTTGTGAAAAGACACCGACAAAAACGCCACGGAAAAAGTGACGATTGAAACGATGATTGCGGTTTTTAGCATAGCGTTTATGTCTTTCTGGCTTCCATCATAGCATCAGCCAACGCATAGCACCGTTTTGCTGTTTCACTTGACGGAAATATAAATCCGCCCGCATTTCCGCAACTAGAAAGCCATCCTTGGGCGATGTGCATTGCGAACATGTCACGCAACTGCGGCGTGTAATTGTTTCCTTCATCATCATTTGATTCAGGTTTGGCAATTTCCTTTTTTGCTTCAATCAAATCAGTCACCATCCTTTCAGCCAAGGCGGACTTACGTTTGAAATAAATCAACTTTTCATAAATCGGTTGCAACTTATTGCCGATAACTTGGGTGTTATTGGTCACGCAATCGGCCTGAAACGCTGCGACGAGCGATGCCAATTCGGCGGATAAAAGTTGTTGTGAAATCATAATGACAAAGCGTATTTGGTCAGCGCGAAACAGATTGCGCCGATGATTGAAATGCGAAGTAAGACGGCGGCAGTGTGGTGATTCACAACCCCTCCCCGACTTCGTATTCTTGGACGATGTGAATGCAGGCGATGCGGTTGGACTTGTAATCGTCTGCGGCAATCCTTGTGTCAAATCTCATTGACGTTTCCGGGTAAATGTTCACCCAGCAATCCAGCGTCCGCTTTTCGGGGATGTTTTTAAGATTTCGGCCATCTTCCTCACCGGCGTAAAGCTCGCCGCAAAGTGTAAAAGATGCGTGTGCAATTTCCCCCGAATGAAGCTCATAGTCGACTGACAGCGGGTAACTGTGCCCACTAACTTTGCTTTTGCTGGTCGTTGAAATTATCCACGCGGACAGCCCGTTCTTTTGCCGCACCGGCCTTGTTAAGTCTAATGTTTTCATGGAATTATTTCGTTGTTTTCGTTGGTTGATTGTTCCTGTTGCGGTTCAATAAATTCGGCGGATCCGGTGCATTGGCGATATTTAAACAATTCATCCGGCCCGATGATTTGCGTTTTTCCAAATTGAATTCCGCGCGCTGGATAGGATGGCCATACGCCAGTTTTGAGGCATTGACAGTAAATCGCCAAAGCGCGGCGATATTTTGCGCGGCCCCATTCGAGAAACTCAGACGAGAGGCAGGGCGGCGGGCAAACAATGTCAAAGGGTTCGGTGTTTTCAATGACCAAATGAACAAAATCCGCTCTGTCTTCGTTTGGCACGGCGGCGCGATAAAGGTCCATGTAAATCGCGGATTGCACGTCGTAACCGGAATCATTCACGACCCTTGCCCATCCTTCAGGATTTCCATTTCGCGCGGTTTTAATGTCGGCGAGCGTCTTTCCCCATGCCGGATTGCTGGCGTCTGGAATCAAGTCCAGCAACGCGGCAAATGGCACCGTGATTCCCGTAGCATCATCGTGCCAGTCGGCCACAATCAGCACTTGCTTTTTTGAGCATTGAATCAATTCAACCGCCCACGGGTGAGACTCAATTTGGCGGACGGCATCTTGCGCGCGTCCAAGTGTTGCGTGAGAAATTGCAGTGACGCCTTTTGGCACTGATTCAAGCCATTCTTTGCACCAAGTCGAGTTCCCGCTCCACGGCTTCATGTCGCCAGTCTCAACTCCCTTTTTGTCAACCACGGGATATTCCAGCGGGCGAACGACGTATTTCTTGCCGAAGCGCTCTGGCGCGGTAAGCAGGCAATCCAGAAGCGATCCAAATTCCATCGCGTTGGTTGACTCAAACGAGTCTTTCGACTTGACCCATTTCGCCGGATTGGCGTCATCCGCAAGGCAGAATTCAACAAGCCGACTGCGGCTCATGACATATTCCGCACTTCCGCGAGCGGGTTGGTTGGCCCCGCCGCGCTCCATCTTTTCTCCAATGATTTTTGCGTTTTTCCACATAGAATTTAGTTGTTGATTTTGAAAACCGATCCAATGATTTGATGACCGCCAGCCGCCTGTTTTAGCATTTTATCACGAATTTCTTTGGTTTTGTAAACCTCAGTATTCGGACAATCGAGCGAATGGCCAGCGGTCATTTGTTGCACCGTGCACTAAACTCCGTTAATTGTTTTCATACACCAACAATACTAGCCGGTTAGCTTCCGTGCAAGATTTTTCTTCACTTCTTTTTCGGCCTACCACCAAGCAATCCGTTTCGACGAGATGCCGCAGCTCTGGCTGGTGATTTCTTTAGCCCGCCAAGTCGGCCAAGTTCGACCGCTGCCTGGTTTTTTGGATGACCAGAGCTGTTTAGCTCTTGCGCTTTATTTGTCTGCTTTGTTTTTTTCATGTTTAAAATTATTTACCGGTCTTTCCCGGCTGTCCTTTGGCCAGCCTCCCGCGAGAAACCCTAGGATCGCGGAGATTGCTGGCTAAATTGTTCCCGGTAGTCACGCCAGGCCGTGGATGCAATCCGCTCATGCAACTAAGCTGCCGAGTAAATCCGGCATTAAGGAATTATTTCAATTTTTTCTCGGTCAGGCTGATAACTGACAGTAATTCGCCCTCAGTTAATTTGTCCAAAGTCAAGGTTGGATCAAGAATCGCGTTATCCCAAAGCCATTGCTCCAGCTTCGCCCGGTCTTTTTCGTGGATTACCATTGTTAGCGTCCAGAGCTTTGCCTTCAGTTGCTTTATCGCGGCTTCAGGATTTGGCTTTGATTCCGGCACCGTTCCACCACAGATTTTGAGAATCGCCTCGGCGTGATCAAACGTATACTGCTCTCCATTTCTCGGCAGTGCCGAAAGTATTGAAGGATGCGTTGTCTTGGTGCCTTGACCAAGCGGCAATTGGAATGAGCAAAATCCACCCTCGCCCGCGTCATTTGGCTGGACAAATCCAACCGCCAGCGCCGTCCGGGTGAGTCCAGATTCCTGAATAGGAGATTCAAATTCATTCGGTTTAGATGTTGAGACGTTAAACTTTTTCTTGGACTGAAAAAGCAAAGTTAGATTAACTTCGGCTGAAGTGATGGCATTAACCATTTTCTGATGAGTCCAAGGCTTGATTGCTGCTGCCGCTGCCGCTGCCGAACGCTTTTTCTTGGCTTCGTCATCGCCCGCCATCTGGTTTAGCCGCTCGTCTTTCAGGTCCAAATACCCGCCTTCACTGTCCCAAGCTTGCGACATTACATCCATGATCACAGTCTTGCATCCGGCCTCGGTCAGAGACTCAAGTGCTGCAATGACTTTCAGCGGATTGAACGGCGCGTCAACGTAAATGACCTTGAATCGGCCAATCCAATCAGCCTTGCTGCCGCCGTATTTTTCCATCGCCTTGGTCGCAACAATGTCAATCGCCCAAGCCGAGCGCCGACCTTCTCCGTCAACCCATCCGATGGAACCACCCGGAGTGATCCCGATTGAATGAATTCCAGCCGTAACGCTTTTGCCTCCACCAACGCTTCCGAAAAAAGCAAATGTAATTGACCGGGCAGTGATGGCCGAAACTTCCGGCTTCATCTGCGATTTAAACGATTCCACTTCTTGTTTCCAGTTCATAGGATTAAATTTTCACCAGAAAGTTTTCGCAAAATACGTTAATGTTACCATCAGTTATCTCATCCTCGGTGACGACCACATAATGAACTAAAACGCCTTCGTTGCCCAAAACAGATGCCGCAATTGCGTTGGCCTCTTTGGCTACTTTACACATAATAACACCATCAACGCGCAGATCATCCCACATAACAGTCACGGCGTCACCTGGTTGGAACTTATCAGCCTTCACGGACGCCCTTCCAAATAAATCTGCCAACGGCTTAAAATTGAAACGCTTCAAGATTTCATCGTCAATAATTGAATTGCACTCATCTCGAATATCAATTAAATGCTCAATCGAGCGCGCGGACCGAACTTCCTGTTTAAGCGTCATCATAAAATTACTTCCTTTCGTTACTTGTTTTGTTTGCCAAAATTACATCCAGCTTTTTAAAAGCTGATTCTTTCACTATTCCAATATTGTCGAATGTCTTACACCGGCAGCAGCATCCAACGTTTTCTGGATTCATCTGCCGATAACCTTCGCATTCGCAATCACCGGCCTCATAAAGCTGGACCAAAAGCCTGACAAGCAAATTGACATCGTCTGGAAGTTTGACTTTTTGAGGAACGGAAACAACCGCTCCGATGCTCTCGTCGGACGGCTTGCAAGATTGGTAAATCGCGAGATCAACCTCATTCGCAATTTCTAATTGAACCACGGAGAACGGAGAAAATCGCGCCAGATATTCACGCATAGCCAGCAAGTCGGCCTGCGCCAGTTCTGCCGGAACATTGAATCCGGTAAGATTGTTAAATTTGTCAGATAGTGTGTTCATGTGTGAATAAATTATTCTATGCGCCTCGGTTTTGCAAGTTAAATCGCAATGAGTTTTCAATCAGAATCCCTTCAGCCATTGCTGCACGCGCATTTCGGCGGGCCATTCGGCGGGGTCTGCGCCTTTTTTATCTTTCAGCGAAGCTCCTGATAGCTCCCGATCTTCACCTAATGGTTCAAGCAATCCGACAGGATTTTGACCAAGCTGCTTCATGAATACCGGCACCCCTGCGGCCCGGCCCTGCTCAATTAAGCGCCGCCCCCAATCCAGATTGAACTCGCGCGCCTTCGGCCCGGACTCGCCGCCGATGATGAGCCAGTCAATTTTTGCCGCATTAATAAGAGACTTGTTTTGTTTTCGAGACTTGCCCCAAGTCCACATGTAATAAAGTTCCACCGGCCCGAGCAGCGGTTCTAAACTCAATCCACGGCACGCCAGCGGCACCGTCAGAAACTGCGGGATGCGCTTATCCGCCTGCTCTTGGTTTTCCACCGAGCACAGACCGATGATGTTTGATGGAACCTTTACCTCGGTGCGCCAATCCATCAACCAGTGATACAGTTCAGACACTTCACTTTCTGGGGATGGGTGGATATGCTGAATAACCGAGCACATCCGCATCAACCAACCCTCCCATCGTTTTGAACACAGAATCCACGTCACTTGATCGCACTGCCGGATGGTGTCCAACATCTCCGCGAGCCATTCGATAGGCACATCCTTGTCCAGCCAGTCGCCTAGCGACAGTGAAAAGATTCGGCGGCGATGATAACCAGTTCCGCAGCAAGCATTATCCGATGGTGAGTCGTCTTGCGCTAAACCCCATTTTAGGGGTTTCCATGACTTTCCGCACTCATCACAAATCCACGGCTTGGCATTCATTTTGAACGCTTCCTTGACAGACGACTTTGATTTCAGCCGGGGCGCACCCTTGCCGAAATGAATAACCTTTTCCTGCAACATCCGCGCATCGCGGGCCTCGGCATAGCAATGGGCACAGCCCGCGCTTACTTTTGTGCATCCGGACCAGAAATTGAGCGTGCTGTCCGTCCAGCCGATTTTTGATTTTTCTGCCATAATTGGTTTAGTTGATTATTTTCTGCATTTTCAACTGTCCGCCATCTTTCCAAACGAGAAAAAAATCCATTTCAGGATAAGTGGTTGCCGCCACTTTCAGCGCCAGAATTCCTTTTGCTGCGCCTTTCATCCCTGAGCCGCCTTTGCATTCCCAGCAGGTCATTTTACCGCCCACAAGTCCGCTAATGTCCGGCTTATACCACGCGCCATTTGCAAGCTTTAAACGCAATGACTGCGCGCGCAAATGTGTCACAATTGGATCAACTGAAAGATAATTGAACGCTTCAAGCTCAAGCCGGTTCATTAAAGGCTTTTTTTCTTGGCGAACGCGAGAACCGTCGCCGAAAACGCTTTTCTGTTTTGGAATTTCCATGACGTCACCCATCTGCTTTTGAAAAAAAGACTCCGGCGCATTGGGGAATTTCTTCCGCAGTAGTTGGATTTGCGCCGGAGTCATGGTTGCGGTTAGTTGGTTTTGACTTCGTGGAGTCAGGAAATCTTCCCGTCGTTAACAACAAACACACCGACATTTTCGGGAATGTTTGCCGGACGTTCACCAACGATAGTGGCCAAAATTGACTTATTTTCAGACTTGGCTTTTTCGATGAATTCAAAAATGGACTTCCCAAGCGATTCTGCGCGGTCAATTAAATCAAGACCAAACCCATCAGGGTAAAGCCCGGACAACTCAGATGACAGTCGCATGATTTGGGAATCTGAAATCATTCCCGCCGTGGTTCCGTCGTAAATAAAGTTGCCAGCGTCATCAAATCCAAGCCCATTGATTCCGCACGTCTCGCCAATGGATTTAAGCTTCGCCTGCTTTTCCGCCTTGATTTCGCGCTGGCGTTTTTCAAGGTTTTTCAGCGTAACATCGTCGGCCACCATCTGCGCGTGACGCACAAGGTTTTTCCGATATTGTTCCGCGCGAACATTCACCGCACCAGCGTCTTGGATTTGCTTTTCAATGTTAGACGTTTCTGGCCGGGCCGGTGAATCTTGGAAAGATTTGATTTCAGGAATCAAAATCCCTGCGCGCTCGCTTTGAAGCGATTCAACTTGTTTATTAAGCCGATCAATCTCCCCATTGATGCGGTCGATTTCGATTCCAATATTCGACTTGCGTGCCAGTTTTGTATCGCGGGCGGCGTTCGACTCTGATGCAATTCGGTTTTCCAAGCTCACCTTGTCCGCTTTCGCGTCGTAATCGCTGCGGATTTTCGACAACTTTGATTGAAGCTCTGAAACGTCAACCGGATTGAATTCAGTCAAATCAATCTCGCCATAACCGGCAATTTTAGAACGCAATTGCTGCGCATCGCGCTGGCTGTTGAATAGCTCAGTGTCAAGCGCGGAAGTGTCAACTTGAAACAGTTCGGCGAAGTATTGTTTGCGCTCAAGCTCACTTTTGTTGCGCAGAAAATCCTGATCAAGCAAGAAGGGGTTGAGTAGCCGCTTGATTTCAGAAACCGGCGACACGACCGGGCGACCGTTGCGAACAAAGGTTACAGGCCGAGCCTTTGTGGTGTCGTCTTTTGCGCGATAAAACGAGCGCGCAATCATGCCGCCGTCAAAGTGCAGTTCGATTTCGCCGTCTTTCGCGCCATGCGTGATAATATCAGCCGGAAACTCGCCGCCGCAAACCCACCGAACAGCATTCAGGATTGTGGTTTTTCCTTGCTTGATTTCACCGTAAAACAAGATTAGCGGCTTGTTGATTTCAATCACCATTTCACCGGCGATTTTTCCAATGTTCTTAATGACTAATTTAGTTGGTTTCATATTTATTTGTTTTCGTTTTTCAGTAATTCTTGCACTGATTTTTCCGCTTCATCAAACGCGATTTGAATTTGTTGCGTTGATGGTTTTTCCGTGCCGCACAACAGCGCCAATCGCTCATTGTAGCGGTAATTAAATTCTGCCGTTTGCTCGCTTATCGTCACGAATATTCCTAATGTAATTGCGAAATGATCGAGCGTATAATCTTTTGGACTTTTCCAGGCAAATTTCGCTGTTTTTTAAATTTTCACCATTGTTAAATGCGCAGCAAATACACTTTCCGAACAACTCAACCCGAATTGCCTGCTCGCAATTCTTTTCCCAATCAGTCTGGCAATTCGGACATTTCATGGCCGGACAAATTCAATGTCTGTTGCCAGCTTGCGCCAGCGCATTTCGGCGCGGAACAAGTTATTCTGCCAGCAAAAACAAGCCTTCTCGCGGCACGCGGTAATGATTTCTTCAATGTTGGCGGCATCGTGTGCAAAACGTGTTTCAATATCGAACAACTCAACCAGCGCGTTCAATTTGCTTATGTTCGGTGCAATGTTCATTTTATTTGTTAACCGCGTTTACTTTTCCCTTTTCCTTAATCGCATAAAATCCGGCGCAACTGTATCAGTTCGACCCGCGTTTTATTTGATGACTGAATTTATCCCATGCGGTTTGATTTTGCAAGCTTTATTTTTCCTCGTTACTCAAAACTGAAGTGATGATATTTGCAAGTGATCCAATTATTACGCGCGATTCAAAGTCGCAGAATGGTTTTTTGGCCATCGATTCGGAATCCACTACCGCAAGCCGATTATTCAAGGTTTCCGCAATGCTCGCCAAGAACTTTTTAAGCTCCTCGTTTTTCTGGTGCAATTCCAGGATGTCGTCTTTCATGTCGCAAAAAGCGAAGAAAACAGGGGATGGACTGTGTTTAGCCATCGCCTGCGGACTGCACTGTTTGTATCTTTCAATTGATCGCTTCATATAGTTACTTAATTGAGGTCTTGGGAATCATGAATTTCTCATCGTCGAAACTGTCTTTTTTCAGCTCTTTAGCGCGCTGGATTTGACTTTCAAGGGTCGAGATACTGCGGCCAAAACTAGCAAGATTTTCGTTTGCTAAATTGACGGATTGTATGTCTTTTTCCATTAATAGCTTCATGCTTTTCAGGCATTGCTCGTGCCATTGGATTGATCGTTTCATATTATTTTTGAATTCCTGTTGACAATAGCTAGCTGCATGGGTATTGTCAAGGCGAATTACAAAACTATGAGCTACGAAAAATTCATTGAAAACAAAAGCCAGCTATCCGGTAATTTCGGATTTGAGCCGGTTTTTATGCCTGATTTTCTTTTCCCGTTCCAGAAAAATCTTTTGGAATTTGTTGTCCGCAAGGGGCGCGGACTAATCATGGCGGATTGCGGGCTTGGCAAGACTCCCATCCAGCTTTGTTGGGCGCAAAATATCGTGCAAAAAACGAATGGGAGAGTTTTGATTTTGACGCCGCTTGCGGTCGGCCCGCAGCACGTCCGCGAGGCTAAAAAATTTGGCATTGACTGCGAGCAGTCGCGAGACGGAAAATTTGCATCAAAAATTGTAATAACCAATTATCAGCAATTGGGAAAATTTAACTGGCAAGATTTTGAAGGGGTGGCATGTGATGAATCCGGAATCCTTAAAAATTTCGACGGAGCAAGAAAGCAAAGCATAACTGAGTTCATGCGAAAGATTAAATATCGGTCGCTATACACTGCGACAGCGGCCCCGAACGATTACATAGAGCTGGGAACATCATCCGAGGCCCTTGGGGAGCTTGGTTACATGGATATGCTTTCTCGGTTTTTCAAAAATGCACAAAACAGTTTGCATCCATCTGTTTATCGGCATCGCGGGATGGATTTTCAAAAGCTGAATGAATCTGCAAAATGGCGCTTTCGCGGCCACGCCGAGAATGATTTTTGGCGCTGGGTTTGCAGTTGGGCGCGGGCAATCCGTAAACCGTCCGATTTGGGCTTTGATGATTCTGGATATATTCTCCCGGAATTGAAACTGGTTGAACATATTGTAAAGTCGGAAAATTTACGGGATGGATATTTGCTCGACATGCCCGCAGTCGGCCTATCAGAACAACGCGCCGAGCGCGCCAGAACGCTAAATGAGCGCTGCGAACTGGCGGCGGAATTAGTCAGCAATACCGGAAAGCCAGCGATTGCGTGGTGTCATTTAAATGCCGAAGGAAAACTTTTGGAAAAACTTATCCCTGATGCGGTCGAGGTTGACGGCAATGATTCCGATGAATTTAAGGAAGAGACTTTTGAGGCTTTTTCCGCCGGTCAAATTCGGGTATTAATCAGCAAGCCAATCATTGCTGGATACGGCTTGAACTGGCAACACTGCTCGCATCAAACATTTTTCCCGTCGCATTCTTTTGAGCAATGGTATCAAGCGATTCGTCGATGCTATCGCTTTGGCCAGAAAAATCCCGTCAAAGTTGATATGATCGCCAGCGAAGGCGAGCGGGGCGTTTTGAGAAACCTAAACAGAAAGAACGAAGCATCGGAAAAGATGTTTCAAAATTTAGTATCACTGATAAATAACGAGCTAAAAATAACAGCAAAAACAAATTCGGCTACCGAAATGACGTTGCCGAAATGGATGAATCAATAAAAACAAAAATGAAAATTAAATCAAAAATTACAGAGGATTACGCACTTTACAACGGAGATTGCGTAGAAGTTATGTCAGGCATTCCGAAAAATTCAGTCGGCCTTTCGGTGTACTCTCCGCCATTTTGTGGCCTATATAATTATTCAAGCGACCCGCGTGACATGAGTAACTGCGAGTCATACCAATCATTTTTTACACACTACGAATTTTGCGTCCGCGAGGTTGAGCGCATCACAATGCCCGGCAGAATATCGGCAGTTCACTGTATGGATGTTGCCGGAACCGGAAACGGGGAGACGGCAAAAATGGGCTGCGGAGCGAACACCGGAACCGGACTAATTGATTTTCCGGGCGATATTATCCGGCTTCATGAAAAATGCGGATTCCAATTTTGTGGCCGACGCGCAATCTGGAAAGAGCCGCTTGGCGTGCGTCTTCGGACGATGGCAAAAGGATTGGCTCACGCACAGATCGTTGAAGACTCCACCTTGTGTGACGTTGCTGGCGCTGATTACCTTTTGATGTTCCGCAAAAAAGGTGAAAATAAAATTCCAGTCGCGCATCCGACCGGGCTTAAAAGCTACGCAGGCGAAAGAGTTATGCCCGCCGAATTGCAGGCTCTGAAAGATTTTGAAGGCAAGCAAACCGAGAATCGTTTTTCGCATTGGATTTGGCGGCAATACGCATCATCGTTTTGGGATGACATCCGAATTGATAACGTGTTGCCATACGAGGAAAGCCGCGACCTAGACGACGAAAAGCACTGCCACCCCCTGCAACTCGACGTTATAGATCGCGCAGTCCAACTATGGTCTAATGAGGGTGAGGTTGTTATGACTCCGTTCATGGGAGTGGGAAGCGAAGTCTATTCCGCCGTTTCAGCTAATCGTCTCGGAATAGGTGCGGAAATAAAGGAAACTTTTTTCAATCAGGCAATCCGAAACTTGGAAAAAGTAAAAGAGCAAGTTAAATACACTAGCATGTTCTAAATGAAGACTCGCAAAAAATATCCCTGCCCTTGCGCAATCCCGAATTGCCGGGGGCAGGTTCTGAAATCAGGTCACTCCCCTTATTGCTCCAAGCATAAAACGCGGCGATGGAAAGAAAAATTTCCACTGCATTATTCCTTCAACAATTTGAGGAAGCGGGCAATGCAACGCGGCAAGGATTTTCAGCTTTCGCGTGAGGAATACATTGAATTTGCGATAAAAACAGACTACGCGCGAATGAAAGGGAAGACAACACTGAGTCTTTCAATCGACCGAATCGACAACAGAAAAGGTTACGAAAAAACAAATATTCAGGCCATAACATTGCGTGCAAACTCAAGAAAAAGCTTCGTTCCCTTTTTCGCAAAACAAATGGCGAACACAAATTACGAGCCGACCGCCGAAGAATTGGCCGAAATATCCGCGCAAATGACCGATTTATAATAATCCAAAATAAACCTTGCAATCCTAGCCGGATGGATTTAATCTTTGCCAGTAAATCAACTTTAGCTAAAACATTAAAATGAAAATTAAAACAAACACATTAAAGCAAGCTCTCGACAACCTGCGCCCGATCATCGGTCGCAAAATGACGTTGCCGATTTTGTCCTGCGTCAAAATCTATTCCCACATGGGAAAACTCATCATTGAAGCCAGCAACCTTGATGAATTCATGAGCGAGACGCTAGATTGCGCTGATGACATAAAACCGTTTTGTGTCAACTACAAGCAGTTGTGCGATTCAATTGGCGGTGAGGAAACCGGGCTTTCCTTTCGACCTGAATATGTTGACGTTTCCATCGGCATTGGAATGGCTTCAATTCAGACTTTGGATGTTGAAGAATTTCCACAACTGCCCAAGCAAAAATTCACGGCGCATTCGGTCAACTGCGAAGAGCTTGCAAAATCCATCACTTCGGTGTCCTGGGCCGCGTGCGTTGAACCGTCCCGCCCTGTTTTGAACTCGGTCCACATGATTTCAGCCGCTAAAGTCCTGCGCGTTGAGTCGTCCAACGGTCGAGAGTTGGCTTATGTCGAAACACCGATCATCGGCTCGGTTTTTGATATTTCCATTCCCGTTTCATTCTCTGGCAATCTGGCCAGCACAATCATGCGCGCGGGTGGTATTTTATCCTCGTCTGATAGCTGGGTAAAATGCTCGCACAATTCTGGTGAATATTATTGCAAGATTCTTGAGCAAAAATTCCCTGACGTTTCTCCGATTATTCGCGCGGAAAAGAAATTGCTCGGCGATGCGAAAACGAGTGAGCTTCAGCAGATTTTTAACCGCTGCGATTTGTTTTCCGATCCGTCGCGGCCATCGACGGCGCGTGTTATTTTTTCCAGCGAGGGCGCATCGGTCGCGTTTTCGGGTAAGAATTCAAAGCTTCAGTATTGCGCTTATGGAAATTTCAACCCTCACGAATCTAACTTGAACGCGAATAGCCTGAAAAACTGTTTGCGCGCGGTTAATTCTGAAATCGTGAAAATTCACGCAGCATCTGCTGGCGCTTTGATGATCATCATAGAAAGCGGAAACCTTTTTATCCACACGACCGAAATGAGGACGCAATGAAAAATGATTCAAAAATAATTGACGCTCACTGGACTAATGGTGGGACGGCGATAACAAACTTTACTGCCGACCGGCTATTGGTCTATCGGCTCGCCATAAGGTCTCACGGCGATCCTTCTTTTCGGATTGAAAATAAAACTTTTCACCCGCACACATGGAAAGGCTATTCACTTCACCGCGTCGGCGGACCTCAAGATTGTTCAGGTTTTTGGCAGGCGTTTGAAAAAGTAAGAAGCGGTGAATATGTTGAAAATTCAAAAATCACACTTATTGACCATCTCGAACCGGAAGAGGTGAAATCGTTTATGCGCAAACTCGCATCCGATATTTCGGAGCGATGCTACTGTGCTAGATGGATGGATGGCTTGGAGTTTGCGTTGTGGGAAGCGATTATGGCTGGCAATCCGTTCGTTTACGGCGTTGGCACCATTGCGCGCGCAGAATCCGCCGTGCTGAAAACTATGGCTGATAGCCTTGGCATGTGGTTCGACCCAAGGCCGGGCAGGGAGTGTAAATGGCCATGTGGGAGAAAATTCATGCCGATGGAAAAATGGCTTGAGCTTTACGAGAAGGAATAAAATGGAAGAATCACCACATGCAATCCAGTTTGCGTTCAATGATGGCATTGTTTCACTATTCCAGATAGACGCGAAAGCGGGCTGTTTTACAAACGAGATACACCTAACCTTGGAGCAATTTGGTTTTATTATCGCGCTGTTGAATAACAGACTTGATAATTTGCCAGAGTTCAAGCCGAAACCGCATTGCGCCACGCAATAAAACATTCATCCACGGCTTGACTTTTACAGTTAGGCCGAGGATGATTGTGAGTGCCGATAGTTTCGGCTTGGCGATTGATACCCGCCTAAAAGAAAGCAAAACACATGTCCCAAAAATTAACGTCTGCCGCCATCCAGCCATCCTTCAAAGAGCCGTCAAGGCCGCTTTCTGGTATCAATGGTTTGAGGGCGGCAGATTTTAGGAGTTGGAAAAAATGAAAAAGTTCTGCAATTCAATAAATATTGAATCCGATAAAATCAAGGTTTCGTTAATTCAGGAAGACCTGCTATTGGATAATGGGGAATCGGAAATCTGCATAACCATGGAGCAAGTACCAATGGTGATTTTATGGCTTAAGCAAGCCTTAAAAGAGTCCAAAAACTATGGCAAAAAAGTGTTGAACAATAACGCCAGCTAACGGAGCATAACGATAGCATTAAATTAATAACGACATGGCATATACTAAATTATTCTCCTCAATTATAACTTCAACCATTTGGACCGAGGACGACGCAACTCGCATTGTATGGATAACCATGCTGGCAACAAGCGACAAGAATGGCGAAGTTCAAGCCAGCATTCCCGGACTAGCCCGAATCGCTGGCGTCTCAATTGAGAATTGCGAAAAGGCTATTCGCGTATTCATGTCGCCAGACAAGCATTCCCGCACAAAAGACGATGAAGGCCGGAGAATAATCGAAATTGACGGGGGATGGGCGCTTTTAAATCATGCTAAATACAGGGCGATGGCTTCAAAAGAAGACGCGCAGCAATCGAATGCGGAACGCCAAAGGCGATTTCAGGAAAGGAAACTGAGGAATGCAAAACCTAACGCTGAAGTAACGGCTAATAACGCAACAGTAACGGACGCTAACGCAGAGGTAACGCAAGATAAGGACATAGCAGACACATATTCAAATACATACCCACTTAAAGAAGATAGAGAGTCAACCGAGTCTTCAAAAGACGCTTCGCTTTCCCTCTCGGTCAAAATTTTTGAAGCGTGGAACGAAATGGCTAAAAAGGCGAATCTGCCACAATGCATTGCTGTGTCCGATAAGCGGAAGAAAAGTCTTGAGGTCAGATTAAAAGACGCTTTCTTCGCGCAGCATTGGTCCGCCGCGCTTGCTAAAATTCCGGCCAGTCCGTTTCTCGCCGGATGCTCAGAGCGTGGCTGGAAAGCTAGCTTTGATTGGTTTATCTCACGGGATGCTGTCATTAAAATCATTGAGGGGAAATACGATTCGGCACCAGAAAAACCGGCAGCAAAACCGTTCAGCCAGCCATACAAGCCGCCATTTCAGCAAATGCCGCCGTCGAATAAAGGCGGAAATTTATGACGCAGAGACTGCCGCCACACGCCCCCGAAGCCGAACAGGCTTTGATAGGATGCTGTTTAACCTCTCCGGTTGAATGCATTCCGCAGGTTCAAGCCGTTTTGGCGGCAGAGGCATTTTACGAACTCAGAAACCGAACGATCTGGGAATTAATCGTCGGCATGGAGCCAAGCACGGTGAACATCATCACGGTTCACCAGCGGCTAAAAGACGCCGAAACATTGGCAAATATCGGCGGCATTGAATACCTGAATGCGTGCTGTGATTCGTGCATCAGCGCCGCGAACATTGAAAGCTGGATTGCGGATGTTGGCGAGAAGTTCACGCGCCGAAAAATAATCACGGCCTGCACGCTGGCGGTGGGGCTTTGTTACGAGCCGGACAACTCAGTCACGCTTCTGGACACGATAGAGACAAGGATTTTAAGCATTCGGCCCAATCAGAAAAAATCAAACACCATCAAGGCGTTGGTCGGGTTGGCGCTTAATAAAATTGAGGAAAAATTTAACAATCCAGACGCCATTGGCGGACTTTCCACCGGACTGATAGACTTGGACAAAATCAGCGACGGGATGCACGGAGGGGAAATGATTGTGATCGCCGGATTCCCATCCACAGGTAAAACGGCTTTGGCGGTGAATATTGCGGTCGAGTGCGCAATAAATCAAATTCCAGCCGCCATATTTTCAGCAGAAATGCGGCCTGTTCAATTGGTCATTCGCTCACTTTGTTCAAATTCTCGCGTGAATTACCACAAGCCGAATGAATCGCAATCCGGGCTTGAAAAAATGGTGCCGGAAGCACAGAGGTTGGCCAACGCTCCGCTTTTCATCGAACCGGCTAACGGAATGACTATCGGACAAGTCCAAGCTGTGGCCAGGCGTTTAAAGCAAAAGCATGACATCAAAATAATGGTGATTGATTATATCCAACTAATCCAAGGCGTTGGTGATAATCGCGAGTTGCAAGTCAGTTCAATTTCCAAAGGAATTAAAGATATTGCGCTTGAATTGGGGATACCGATTTTGGCACTATCGCAGTTAAACGACAATGGCCAGATGCGGGAGTCTCGCGCTATTGGACAGGATGCCGATACGGTTTGGAAATTGGCCAATGAAGGCGATTGGAAGCCGGATATTCAGCCGATCAATTTGGAAATATCCAAATGCCGCGACGGGGAAACCGGCGTAGTCCCGTTGACATTTGTCAAGATTTACACGCGGTTTGAAAGTCGGGCAAAGATTGCAGATGAAGATGTTGGATGATTTTTACGGTCAGCAAACAACAAAACACAAAGAAAGAAACAACATGTTAAAGTCGCAGGCTAAAGAGTTTCTGCCAATCGTTGAGGCGATGGCGGACGGGAAAGTGATTCAATTCTTAGACGCAGAGGGATGGCATGATGTCCCAGACTCCGCCAACTTTGGTTTTATTTACGATGCGGCTAATTATCGCATCAAACCCGAGCAAAAACTTCGCCCGTGGACAGCCGATGAGGTTCCGTTTAATGCGGTTTATCGGTGCGCTGGCAGACTTGGGTTTTTTTCCTGCGTTAGGGTTTCCGATGGTTGTTTTTACCTCATTTCGGCGGGTGGAAATGTTGGAGATGTGGATCTTTCGGAGCTGGCAAAAAGCGGAGAACATAAGATTTTCGGAACAACTGAATGGCTTCCTTGCGGCGCAATCGAATAACAAATTTATGGCAACCTTTAATAAAATCGTTTTGATCGGCAATTTAACGCGCGATCCTGAAATCAAATTCACACAAAAAGGCACGGCAATCTGTAAAATCGGACTTGCTGTAAATCGCGCTTGGACGAATGACGCGGGCGAAAAGAAGGAGGAGGTTCTTTTCGTGGACGTGGATACTTTTGGCCGGACGGCTGAAAACGTCGGGCAATACATGAAGAAGGGAAGCCCAATTTTAATCGAGGGCCGATTGAAGATGGACACATGGAACGACAAGACCTCCGGCGAGAAAAAAAGCAAACTTGGCGTAGTCGCTGAAAACGTTCAATTCTTGGGCGGCGGACAGAAAGACGCCAGCGGACAAGAAAAGCGCGCCAGCGGCGAACAGCGAGGGCAAGAATCGGCATCAGGACAAAGTTCAGCACCAGCAAAAACCGCCAGTCCGGCTGACGATTCGGATTGCGTGCCTTTTTGACATGAATTCGCTCAAAGAAAGAATTAACGAGCTTGAAGCCGAAAACCGGCGGCTCGGTCAACAAATCGAAATCTTTTGCGATTTTATCAACCGCGAAATGAAATTGGCGGCAAATGACGTGCGGCTGGTGGCGCTGATTGATCGGTTGGAAATCGGCGACGCGGTTAAGAAGCTTTCATCGCCAGAAAATCATCCATGCGCACATTGTTCGTATTTTTTTGGCCACGACCTGCGCTGTGGATTTCATCAAAAACAAGCAGAAAACCTCTGCCAAACTTTTAAAAAATTCAAATGACAAAAGATTGCCCAAGGAAACGGCACTTTTGGGTGGCGGGAAAATGCTTAGATTGCGGCTTTCCGCTCGGCAAATGGACAGCCGAGCAAGAGGCCAAACGCAAAAATAAATATAAAAAGAAACCGTTGATTGTAAACCAATTAGGTGAGGTCTGCGGATGAGACGAAAATAAAAGAAGAAAAGACTTGTAAAGCTAGCCGCCTGGGCGCATAGTGTTGGCATGACAAACAACGCAAACAAAACAATCAAGCCCGGACAAACGCTTTATGCTCGCAGCGCATGTGATCACGATTGCATTTTCACCGCCGAAGTTTTGGAGCGCAAGGGGTTGTTTATTGTGGTTAAAACACAAGGGGGCACCCGCCGTGTAAAAGTTATGAGTTCTAGCGATGGGGAATTTGTTTATGCGATGGGTAAGTTTTCAATGTGCCCAATTTTTCGGGCAAAGTGATAGCCTTGGTGGGCTGTAATGAATTCAACCGTTGAAAAAACTAAAACCATGAAAAGTAAAATACATATCGCGAGGGATGGCTATTCAACGGCTGTTTTGTGCGATGGGAAGCCGAAATTGTTTTGCGTCTCGCAAAGCACGGTTAAAATCCTACCTCACGAAAACCATTGCAAGCACTGCAAAAAGGCGATGGATAAGTTAACCAACAAAATCAGCACAAATCGCTGTAAATAACAACTAAACACAAGACAAAATTATGAGTGAACAGACAAAAATTCCGTGGTGGGCTGATGTACAAGGACAGATTAAAGGTTGTGACGGTGAATCTGTCACAGCAGTCCAACATTGCCGGGATTCCGAACCAACTGTGGAATCTGCGGAAAACCAGCGGTTAATTTTGGCTGCGCCCGAAATGCTGGTTGCTTTGAAGTTGGCGCTCACTGAATTCCGGGCCGTTAAGGGGTTTTTGAACGATGGTGATTCCTGCGGTGATCAGTTGATTTGGCGGATCGCAGCAACAGAATCTTTGATCAAAGAAATCGAAACGGTTATCGAAAAGGTTGAGTTGAAGACTTCGTGAGCTATCAATCTGCTATCAATATTTGTGAAATTAATAGTTCGGAAACCGCATAAAGGAAAAAGAAATTCATCCAATGAAACCACTGCCTGAAAAATTCACCAAAGGCGGATTTGATTTTGTTCTCGTCAAACGCATAGGGCTGGTTGCGCTTTATCAAAAAATCCGCGACTTCGATTTTAGGGTTGGAAAGGTGTGGAAGACTTTCAAACATCGAGATTCATGGGAGGTTTTTATCATCCAGCAACATGCGGCCCGTGAAATTGCTGGCGTGAAAATTGAAGCCTGCGAAGCTGTTCCTTGCAGTGAATCTTGGGGAATCAAAGGCTGGTCGTATATGACGCTGGCCGATGCTGAAAAACGCTTTAACACACTGATTAACAATGAAAAATAAAACCCCGTGGCTTCCGGTAAAACCAAAAGGGAAAGTGCGATGCAGAAAATGCAACGGGAGCGGACTTCAATGGTTGTGGAGTGGTGGCTGGGGTGGCGGATATTCTGCCGCATGTTGCCAATGCGGAGGGAAAGGATTTAATTAGATGAAAATTAAAACAAGCCAACTTAATCCAACGAAACCAATGCTCCAGCAATTGCGAGACATGCACCCGGTCAAAATTGGGGACGTAATTAATGGCAAAAGGGTCACGTCAACCTTTTACGAAGCGGAAAATGGCGCAAGCGTTCCGTGCTTTAAATTAGATTTTGGATGCGAGTCATTTCGGTACAAGCACTAAAACAATATGTGGACATTAAAAGAAGCAATCGAACTAATTCAGGAAATTGAGCCAAAATTCCAAGCCGCCGGATTTCACGTTGGCCTGACTGGCTCAGTGGTTTTCAAAGGTGAATCGAAAAAGGATTTAGACTTAATTGTCTATCCGCACGACTACGACGCGGGTAGGGGGTTTGACGTGAAGGCCGCGCGCAAATTAATTGCTGAAATTTTCTCGTCTGAGTGGTGTGATGTTTGGGGTCCGCTCTCAAAAATCCGGGACGATAAAAAAGTGGCGTGGATCAGTGCAAAAGGAAAACGCATAGACTTTTTCTTTCTAGCTTAACCGCAGAGCATTACACCAAACCAAGCCCGAATAAGCTTTACTTTTTAAAAATCTCCCCAGTAAAATGGGGTATTGGAACATCCCCTCATGAACGACACAATTGACACCGAGCCAGAAGAGATTCTGCCAACCGGCAAAAAACCCACCGAGCAAGAACGCGACGTGCGCATCGCTGAAATGATCGAATACCTCGGCAAGACCGTCAACGCGCACAAGACTGAGATTCACGCATTCTTTACCGCGCGCTGGGGTTGTCACTGGATAACCGTCGACAGATATGTGATTCGCGCGAAAAAAGAAATGCTTGACCGGCTCAAACGCGATAAACCGGAAATGATCTGCGAATCTATGGCGTTTTATGAGGGAATAATGCGCGATATGACCGCAAAACCAAGTGAAAGATTGCGAGCAGCACAATTGAGAGACGAACTGCTTGGACTCCAGGAGCCGAAGCGAACATCATCGCAAATTAGTGGTGATTCGCTTGAAATCGTCGTTAAACACGCTCACGAATCATGATATGTCGTCCGCCTTGGGTTTCAGAATGGTTTATTTGCAGTTCTGACTGGTATTCGGATTTCAGCCGATGCGAACCGCAGTCCAGATTGACGGCAAAAGAAATCGCCGATAGATATTGGAACCACCTAAACGGGCTATCGAAAAACAGATTCACAGCCAAGCGCAAACCGGCAAGAACCAAGCGCAAATTCAGCCAGCATTATTAATATGAACATCACAGTAAAAAAGCCAGATGGCAGCCGAAAGAAAATCGTCATTGACGCTTCATTGCTGCCGCCTAAATTCCCGGTTTTAGAGGCGTATTGCGTCATCCGATCATGTAAAAATTATCAAGATATTGCGTTTCACATTTCAGAAAAGTTTAGCAAATTTGGCGCATCTCAGGAATCAATCACGAATCTCGTTAACCAAATCAACGAACAACTAAAGGACACATGAATAACACCGACTTAATCAACCGTTTACGCTACCACGCATCGGAAACGATGACCGGCTATCCCGTCGAAAGGCGGGGGGGGGGAGCTTCTGCTTGAGGCCATCGCCGAAATTGATCGGCTGAATGCGGAAATCGCCAAAGAAAGGCAAAATGTCTGCTGGTTCACAGGGAAAGACTTCGGCGAACCGCTTGCAGATAATCCACTTACACAATCCGAAAAATAATTCATCTTTTTTGCAATCAACCGTTGACAATCTTGGCGGTTAGGTTTAATCTTTAGGCATGACAAACAACGCAACACAAAACGCCAGCATCAACACTAACGGTAACTTTTTTAAGCACGAATCCGCCGCCCGGTTAGGGTGGGGAGATTCGGGCATAGCCCACAACTTCTACCCCACCGCCGAGGTGGGGGAATGTCTGACTGGATGGGAGTGGCGCCGTGGCGGATGCACCGAACAGGTGCATTACACCAAGGCGCAGATGAAGTGGCTCCCCAGGCTAGGACGAAACGGGGGCAACCCCGTCCGGCGTTAAATACGCCGCTGATGAGTCCAACAATCGACATCCAGAAGCCCGAGCAACAAAATAAAAATTATGAAATTAATCACATTAAGCGCACCCAGCGGCGGTGAAATCTATGTCTGCAAAAAATGCAATGACAAGATGAATGCGGGAAAAATCGTCATGCGAGACGTAAACGGCGAGCAATTTTGCCAGACCTTGCGCGGATTAACGAGCATCCCCAAGGCAGCATGTGATTGCTGCGCCGCGATCCGCGAAGGGTCGGTTGTTGAGAAAAAATAAAGGCGAAACGCCGGGGAGCAATCCCCGGCAACAAAATAAAACATGAAATACATCGTCCAACAAACATTTGAAACACTAGGCGATCCGTGCGCCAAAACTTTTGGATCAAAGTTCCATGCATCGGAATATTCCAACATTCTCAAATGCGCGGTTGCGCAAGCGGTCTCGGTGATGGACACGCCGGAGCGTGGAGAAAATGCGTGCGCCATACTTTCTGAATCGGACGCTTGGTATGACGCGCTTGCGATTTGCGGATGGGTTTTTGGCGTTGACGGCGGGCGGATGAATGGAAGCGCTAGCAAATACGGAATTCGGGCAGGCGAATGCATCGCTGAAGCTGCGGTGAAGATTGAAGAGGTGGAATCATGAGACTAAACAAAAACTCAAAAGAGGCCGACCTTGTTCGGATGTTCGCCAACCTTGCATCCGATAGCGCGAGGGAGCGCAAGGAAATCGAAGACCTGCGGGAGGTCAGGGTATCATATTACCACAAGGGTCGGCAGCAAGCTTTTATTCAGTGCGCCAAGAGTGTGGCGATTAAATTTTCAATAGATTGATTTCGATTTAACTTTATGCCAACTCAAAAACAAATTGACGCTCATTCCAAGAATATGGACAGTTTTCGCAGGTTTTTATCCGATAAGGAAAAGCTGGCGCAGGCCAAAAAAGCTTATGCGAAACGAAAAACCAGCGAACGCCGCAAGGAACTGCGAGACGAATTCCAGAAGCTGCGCGAGAAAGAGCGCGCCGAAGCGCGGCGCTCAAATGGTGGCAAACTCAAAAACTAAGTGGTGTTCTGCGCGGTGCGGTGGTAGTGTGGCTGTTGGTTGAGGCGCATAATTACATTACCGAAGCTGCATTCGGCGCAAATTGAAATCGTCAAGGCGGTTGAACGCTTCCTTGTGATTTCAGGTGGGCGGCGATTTGGCAAGGGCGTCGTCGGCATCGGCGAAGGGTACAAGCGTGGGATTCACGGGGGGAAATGTCGCTGGATTTCGCCGTCTTACGCATCGGATTCGTTTCAGGCCGGTTGGAATATGGCCGTGAACCTGGCCAACCAAATACCCGGCGTTGACATTCACCAGCAGCGAAAAGAGTTTTCGTTTCGGCGGATTGGTGGCGGATTCCTGCAATTCAGGACAGCGGAGGAGCCAGACGGGTTGCGCGGTGAGGGCATCGACTTTGTAATTTTCGACGAGGCGGCACACATTCGCGGCTTGAAGGATATTTGGGACCTATGTGTCCGTCCGTCACTTATGGACCGCAAGGGAAGCGCATGGTTTATCTCAACACCAAAAGGCCACAACGATTTCGCTGAATTCTTCAAGCGGGCTGAAATTGACAAGGATTGGCGCAGCTTTATTTTTCCAACTTGCTCGAATCCATATATCGAAAAGTCTGAAATTGAATCGATGCGAAAAGGGTTGCCGTCGCTTGTTGCTCGACAAGAAATTGACGCGGAATTTGTTCAACTCGCGGGCATGTTGTTCAAGCGGGAGTTGATTCGATTCATCGATGAGGAGCCGCAGAACGTGCGCTGGGTCAGGTCCTGGGATTTGGCGTTCACCGAGAAAACAACGTCAGACTTCACCGCATCTGCGAAAATGGCCGTCGCTGCGGACGGGACAGTGATTGTATCAGACGTTATCCATTTGCGCGCGGATTGGCCTGCTGTAGTGCGTCTAATCAAGCATACCGCACAAATGGACGGTCCGACGGTCGTGCAGGGAATCGAAGTCGTCGGCGCTCAAGTCGGGATGCTGCAAACACTCATGGCCGATCCGATGATGGTCGCGACTCCGTTTAAAGCCATTCAAGTGACGAAAGACAAAGTGACGCGGGCCTTGCCGCTGGTGGCGCGGGCCGAGCAAGGCAAGCTGGTTTTTGTCCGTGGCGCGTGGAATAAATCCGCGCTTGATGAGATTTCCGCATTTCCCGAAAGCGAACATGATGACCAAGTGGATGCCATGTCGGGCGGACTCAACATGCTGTCCGAACCATCCCCGGCGTTTAAATCCACCAGTGAAATAATTACCGGGAAAAGTGATTTCGACATTGACAGAGTGAACTTTTTAGAATAGGGTCAGTGCATCAAATCCTCGCATAAAGAAACAAACCCTATTTTCCCTAAAGACATGTGTATCACATGGCCGGAAGGAATGGGCATCACTCGCAAATATGTTGACTCAGAAAGCTTTAAAAATCCATCGCTGGAAATCAAGGATGCGTTCAAGTCGGTGATGATTGTGGGTAACGAAAAGCCGAAAGGAAAAGTGTGAATCAAAGCACGACTACATTTTGGGAAAACGCATTCCTGATTATTCGGGTTGCATTGATTGTGATTTGGCTAACCGTTTTGGCCGGATTTGTTGCGCGATTCATGTGCAAACTATTCATGATCGGATTTAACGCTTTTCAATAATTTATGAATAACACCTGTGAACGATGCCAGCATTTCCGCTGTTTTTATGCCGAGAAGCAAGGCCGATGCTTTGGCCAACCTCCGCAAATGTTTCAGAACGGATTTCAGCAAACCAACCAGCCAATCGTGAAAACGGACCGACCTGCCTGTTTCTTTTTCAAGCCGATTCCAATTGATGCCGAGGTTATCACATTCACGAAGGCCAGCCCTGAAACCCCAGGCGACGCGGCAAAACAGGCCGTGGCGCTGAAGAAAAAGAAGTAGAATTTTCCGCGCATAGAACGCCATGCCGGTGGCGCGAATCCAATGTGTGCGACGGGTGCGGAAACTGGGTGCTGTTGACCCAGATTTGTAGCCCTAATTGGATACCGGCAACTATTTTATGAAAAACTTAACAAGTGAAGATATTATGAATGCTGCCGCTGCAATTTTGCTTGCCTGCGCCTGCTTGATGGTTATAAAAACGACATGGCTTTTCATGTTTGCGTCAAGGGTCGAATTAATGGAAATGGCAAAATAATATGAAAATTACAAAAAACAATTTACTGACTGCGTTCATTGGATTAACGATGGCTTGTCTTTTGATTATTCTTGTGAATATTACATGGGCGATATCTGCCATGCCTTCCGGTCAGCTTTTTAGGTGATTTTATGACACTGCTTTTTTACACCATCGCTTTTCTAATCTGTTTAGGCTGGATTATTGCCAGTCATCACAATCCAACCGAATTATGAAACTTGACGAGCCGTTTATCTGTCCGACCTGCGGGAAGGTTTGGCGATTCCACAACCACTGCGTTACTTGCGACAGAATTTCCAAGGCGCTTGACCCGAAGGATGACCCGACAATGACCCCGCTCGGGGATGGTGGATACATGCGGCGGTCGTTCATTGCGCAGGAATGCGGCAGGCCAAATGATTAGTCGCGACATTTGAAACGCTTTTCGGAAAGATTAAATCATGAAATACAAACTAATAACCACGCAAGAAGGAAAGAAAAAAGTCGCGTTTCGCTACTCAGTCAATGATCGTTTCACCGTGCGCGAGACATTCAGGGATAAGTCGGTAAAAGTCTATTGCCGGATGGATGACGGTGCGATTGTGGGAGCTGGCAGCGTTGCGGCACCTGACGCACCGCCGAAAAAGAAAGCCTTTCCCGTTTCGGCAATCAAGTCGGCTGCGGATCATCTTTTGAATTTTGGAGGTGCGAAATGAATGCAATCACTTTGCTTTTCATTATTTCGGCAATTCTCATAATTGCAGTTGTTGTCTTAGTGGTGAAAATTGCTGCCGTTGAAGGAAGAATTAATAGAATTGCTTGGCGTATCGACGAAGCTAAAGAACTTGTTTTAAAAAGTGAAAACTCGAACCACGTTGATATGATTGCGGAGGAGGTTTGCGCCATTAAAGACCATCTTAATATTGACGCTGTTTATGTGAAGAAGCACGTCGAAATGAGGAGTAAGACGAAATGACAATTATAGAATTTGGATTTAATGTCTCGGCATGTTTGCTTGGGTTTTGGGTTGCGGGTAAAATCTTTAAAATAAAATGAAAACAAAAAGGCGTTCAGCGGCATCAATGTGTCCACACTTAACACGAAAGCGTGCGCTTAAGCGCCTTCGTAAATTCAAAAAGTTTTACAATGAAGGGAAAAAGCTTTATTTAGACGAGGGAATTAGATTCTTTCCAGAGGTTTTAAATTACGCAATGATGAAGCTGAGGCGTTACAATCGCAATATCACATACAGGAAAACGAGATGAAAAATGATTTAAGCGAATTCCTCGTTAAGAAAACGTTCAGACTTACTGAATGTGAGTTTTTGAGCATTTACGCTGCGCTTGAGGTGTCAAAACATGTTGCGCACATGAATTGTATCTATATAAATTCGGCAATGAATCGCTTGCAAACAGAAGATGACATCCGAAAATCGACAAGTGCAATCATTCATGAAAAGATAATCGGTGAATCACTTGCGCTTTTGGATGGAATGCTTCGGATTGAAAGCGGAAAGCCGCATTGGAGAATTGAGGAAATCACATGAAACCGCTGACTCGAAAGCGTAAAATCAAACGATGGCGGCAATATGTTCGTTCTGTAAATGGGAGAATCTCGGAGTCAGTAAGTTTTAATGAACTTGATCAAGCGGTTAGTGATTTTTTCACGTCAGCAATCGCGGGGCTTGAAATCGCAAGGGATTATGATCGTCGGCATCGATAATAATCAAAATCAATTTTTGACGCGCGCAGTCTAAACTTGTGGTAGAATTCCACCTGTGGCCCAGCTAGCCAGCGCAACGTTAGCCGTTGATCTGCGCGCGTCAAATTCGGTAAACCAAAAACGAAAGGAATATATGAAAGGATACTAAACGAAATCCATTTATTGTTGTGGCCGCGCTCATTAGGTACTTGGGCGCGGCTTTTTCGTGCCCATATTGCGCACGATAAAAATCGAATGGTGCGTAATTGAGTAGTCAAGTATTCCTTGTCAACTGAGTTTGGAATCCATAAACCGGAAACCCCCTATTTCCGGTAGATCATCATTTTCGGTAAAAATCTGTTGCTTCCCACTTGACGCAATTCAATTTTGGATTGTGGCGAGAATTTTAGGCCTTGACATAACACTCCGCAAAGCTCCTTCAAAGGTGCCGGAAATCACCGGCAGTAACTTTGCGGCGTTATCTGTTCGTGCAACGGTGGCATCTGCCAGTGTGCCTGCGAATGAGGCTAACTCGTCATTTATCCAAGCAACTGGTGAATTGCCCGTAACGCTTCCCAAGCGCAGGGCAGACGCGCAAGGTTTGTCAACGCGCAATGTAAGCGCGTCTCCGTTGGACGATTGGTTTATGGCGATACCTTCAAAGGTGCCGCCCAAGCAAGTTGACAGCATCCTTCGTGGCGCTGCCGCCGGTAATCTCTGGAATCAATACCAGCTATCCCGGCGAATGGAAGAAAGTTGGCCGGTTTACAAAAAGTGCGTTCTTGAACTAAAAACAGCAGTCGCTTCGGCAAAGTACGTTGTTCATCCGCACTGTGAACCAGGCCAAGAGCCAACGCCGTCCGCAATTGAGAAAGCCGATGTTGTCCGTCGCGCCATCCAAGGTTTTCAGCCGGACCGTTTCGCGGATGAAGACGGCTTTAACGGGATGGTTTTCGACCTTTGCGAGGCGGTAATGAATGGCATTTCCATTGTCGAATTGATTTGGAATGAGCGCGCCATTGATCCGAATGGTGGGCCGGAATCGGTTGTAAAATCTTCTTCGTGGGTAAATCCGCGCAATATTTCCTTCAAATCTGACGGCTCGCTTGGTGTCGCCCGCGCTTCTGAGTCAGGCAATATGTCGTTCTCAAACCAAGTTCGAGACGACCTAATGAGCGACCCCGATAAGTTTCTCGTTGCTAAAATTAAAAGCAAATCCGGCTCGCCTTTGACTGCTGGACTCATGCGGACCTTGGCGCAAATGTGGGTAATGGTTGTCTATGGCCGCGACTACGCGCTCAATTTTGCGCAGAAATACGGCAATCCTTTTTTTGACATCACATTTGACACAAAGGTAACTGGCAATAACGACAAGAATGACTTTGAACGACTCGCTAAAGACGCGGTGAATCAAGGGTGGTGCGTTCATCCGCTTGGGACTGAGTTGAAGTTGGGGGCGGCACATACAATGGGCAGTGAAAACGCCCACATGACATTGATGAAGTTTGCCGACGAGCAATGCCAATTGCTTTTGCTTGGCCAAACTTTGACGACTTCTGTTGGCGCTTCTGGTTCTCGCGCACTTGGCTCGGTCCATGAAAACGTGCGTCAAGAAATCATTGAGCACTATGCGCAGTGGATTGCCGGAATCTTGACTGACCAATTTGCAGACTCGGTTTGCCGGGTAAATTTCGGAACGTCTTACACCAAGAATCCCGAGCGCCCGACCATTGTCGCCGACTTCTCTCGCCCGTTGAGCGTCATGGAGACCGCCGAATATTTGCAGAAATTGTCTAATGTTTCCGTGCCTTTGGTGGCGGACGAGATTTACAAGTTGGCCAACGTCCAGCAACCCGCCGCTGGCGATAAGTCATTAAATCACGGCAATCTTATAATTGCGGAAGAGCCGATGACTGAAACCGAGAAAAGGCAAAAAGATTTTGACACTCAAATGGCCCAGCAAGAATCTGTTAATGAAATGACGAGTAATGCACAGGTTCAAGGCGCTATAACTTCCGCATCTTATGATGATCGGTGGCAGCTTGAAAGCCTTGTGTCTGCCGCTGAAAAGGCCACGCATTTAAACGGTGAAGCAACTGCCGTTAAAAACAAAGTTGCAGAACTTTTGACCAATAAAACGCGATGAATGTAAAAGCACACGAAGCAACCGGCCACGTCACTATGCATGGGCACGCAATGAAGCTGCATTCCGCCGTTAATCGCGCCATCCAAGACGATGCCCGGTTCAATATCCCACCGCAGGACGCCGCGAATCTGTGCTATAAGCCGAAGCCCTATGTTGTGGACATTATCACGCCCGACGAAAACGGCAATCATTTCGCGGTAATTAGCACGGCGCGCGGAGAATTGCTGCGTCATGGATTTGAATACAACACGGAAGACGGCGCGGTGAAATTGGCCGATGGCGAATCATCCAAGACAGAATCAACGCACGTCTATTCGCGTGAGTGCGAAAAGTTTGATGCGCTAATCAAGGCGCATTCGTCCGATTTTATTCAGTGCCGGGCGTCCAGCGGCGTGAAGCTTTCCGCCAAAGAGGTCTGGGAATCGGGCAAGCCTGTGTCATTCATTTACGCCCCCGGCGGCACGACGACGATTAACGCAGGTTTCCGCAAGGGTGAATCCATTACCTGCTGCGTTCAAATCGACGAGGACACCGCGAAAGATTTGCAAGACTCGTTTGATTTTGTCTGCGCTACGGAAAAGCAGGAGCCGTATTCAGATGAAGACCATGAGGCTAAGAAGGCCACTTTGCGCTTTCCGAAAGGCCAAGTCAATTTCACTTATGGCACGATTCGCGGCGAGGAAGGCATCATTGTCAGTGGGGCGGAGCCGACATCTTACGGGGCTGAAGCGGTCAATGGCAAGGTGTATGCATCGTGGTCGCCTGAATTTGCGACGGATGCCAATTATGAAAAAGCGAAGTGCAAGAAAGGCCACTGGACCTTTCCAGATGGTGTTCGCGGCTCGGCTTCAAACCCTGCGCGAATGGTGGCCATTTCATTTGTCACTGGGGCTTTGACCAATAAGCCCGCGTTCAAAAACATGCCGAACGTGAAAGCGAAGAAGGTTGAAAACGAAGTGGAAAAAGCGCCATCCATCGGTTCGCTGATTAACTTCATTTCGCTGGTGAAAATCGCTCATTTCAACGCGGATACTAAGACAAACGACCATGAATCGTTGGGTGAATTGTATGACGATTTGGCTGATTTAGCCGATTCGTTCGCGGAAACATTCTGCGGCGCTTTTGGCGTCAAGGTGGAAAACGAACCAGTTGACATGGCTGCCAGCTCTGACTTCACCGCGATTCTCGACAAGGGGACTGAAATTGTTGCCGCGCTCCGCGTGGCCTGCGAAGGAAAAGAGGACTTGCTCAATCTTTTGGCGGACATGGACAAAGCTTTGAACCATTCACGATTCTTGCTTAAAGCGACGGACCAAGTCGAGGGTGAAACGGTTAAGGCTGGCGACTTTCCTGGCCATCCCTTTCGTGGAAATCAGCACATGTCCGGTCACGGCTCGGGGCCACATCACAGCGCCAGCCGGAAAGCGCACTTTTCCAGCAAAAAAGCAAAAGACAAAAAGAGTCATGAAGAAGCTGCGGCGCATCACGAAAAAGCGGCCAAGTCGTGGAGTAAGCAAGATGACGGAGACGAGGCTTCAGATTATCACACGACCATGTCTGAATTTCACAAGCGCGCAGCTTTGAAAAAGGAGAAGAAAGCCGCCGTGAAAACAACCGAAGCACCAACAGAAGATCTGATCATTAAAGCATTTTTCGCCAAGACCGAGGCGGAAAAAGCGATTGCCCATCAATTTACCAAACGGATTCCCGGTATTGATACCCGTGAAACTGTTGCCCAATTTCTTGCCCGGTCGGGTAAGAACGGCTGACCCGCAAGCCGTGAGTAGCGGACAAAAAGACAAAACCAAAAAATGAAAATCACACTAACTAAAGTCCCGCAAGGCTCGACTGCAAAAGCGGGTGATAACCAAGACGCCACTGGTGTCGAAATGGACGCCTTGCGCGCCAATGGTTACGAGTTCCAAACCGACGCCGAATTGCGCTTGCTGAAAGCTCGCGAAGTCGCCGTTGACAATGCAATCCGGGCTTCCAAGGCCTTCGCGCCAAAAGAAGACACCAGCGAAATTAAGGCTACGGCCATTGCCCTTGAAGGCATCAAGGACGGTTCCGGCGTAACTTACATTCAGTCGCTTTCTCCCAAGGTGTCTGAATTGAGTCAGCGAGTTACCGCGTCCGATGCGGCCCAGTCTGTTCATTCGGTGAGCATGGGCGAGGTTGGCCTGCGTGAAACCGTTCGCGGCTTCTTGCAAGCCAGCGAGCAGGACATGAAGATGCTGAAAAACGGCGGCATTATCCGCGCGACGCACAAGGATGCGAAGGGTATTTCCGATGCCGTTTCCATGTCGCAGGAAAAGAGTCTTATCAGCGCGAAAATGGCCGATATGATTGCTCGCGGTGGCGACTTCCGCATGACTGAGGACTTTGTCAAAGCGGCTTACGATGGCTACGCCGATGCGAATGGCGCTTTGGGTGTGCTCAATTCCGCGTTGACGCTGCAATGGAATCTGGGTCATCTGGAAAACCAGTTGATTATGCTGGACGACATTTGCACGGACGTTAGCGGCACTCCGGTTCTGTACAATCAACAGGCCCGCACCCGCTACATCAAAGTTCCTGGCGTGCAGCTCAAGACGGCTACGAATGCGTGGTCGGGCACGGCTGGTAACGATGTTGACGTGAACGTACTGATGAACAACTACGCAGGTGTTCCGATCAGCGTGAACAACGCCATCATTAATTCTACGGCTCGTCAGTTGATGAACGAGCAGAAGCAGCCGCAGCTTTACGGCTTGGCTGAATATATTCTGTACACGCTGATCAAAACGGCCATCGACGGTTCGACTCGTTTTGACAACACCGGAATTGCCTCGGCGATCCAGAAAGCTGCCTCGGCGTTTAGCGATCCGACTTTTGGCCCCGGTTATTTCAACGTGGCTGGCGCGACGCTGAAAACCTTCGTTTCCGACCTCCCGGCGGCTCAAGATTTGAGCAAGTTCCCCGGCGGCGACGAAGCCCCCGGTGCGGCTGATTTGCTGCGTTGGGCTTGGGTGCATACCAGCCTTTACGCTTCCATCGCTGGCGATAGCAGCTTCCAGCTCAACCAGTCCATTCAGGGTATCCGCCAGCAGCCTGACCAAAACCTGATTCGCACTGGTCGGTTCAGCGAATTGGGCAATAACAAGTTCCGCAAATCGCAATTGATGGTGGATAACAACTCCACTACCGGCACTGGCGCGGATGGTGGTGCAAATGCGATGTTTGTCACGCCTGGTGCTTACGGCGAGGCCAAGGTTGTCGGTCTGGCTGGTACTCGTTCCGGTCTGCTGTTTGTTTCCCGCGTGCCGCTGGATTACACCAAGGTGATGCCGGAAATCCCCAGCACGGCGGCGATTGAGTTGTTCACGACCCCGAAACTCGGCATCCCGTTCATGATCGTGAAATACCTCGACCACGCCTACGAAACGGCCAACATGCGCGCGCAGCTCATGTGGGGTTCCGCCGTCGGCGACGAGCGCCAGCTCATGTTGCTCAAGCAGCAAGCCTAGCAATCACGCCGGGCGGGTGAAATAAACCGCCCGGCACAATTCAAACCAAATAAATAAAATAAGAAAATGAAATTTATCACTTCTCTCTTTGCGGTTGCCATTCTGTTTTTGGCGACTTATACGCAGGCGGCAACTACTGTTGGCGTCCTGCCATCTACCGCTGTCGCTGTAATTAACAGCACGTCTACGACAAATCAGCTCGTCAACTTCCCGGCTTGGCCTGTGGTGGTTGCCGGGGCGACTTCCGTGACTAACTTCACGACCATTGACATCACTGGATACAATGATGTTGCCTTGAAGTTTGTTTGCCAGACGACCAACACGACCAGCACGTCAAACGTGGTTTGGACCATCTATCGCGATGTTCCTAATCGATTCCCGACCAATGCGGTCGGCACGGGCGTTAATTGCGCCATCCTTGGCACCGTGACCAACATCCTGAATGGTGTTGCGCCCGTAACAGCTATTGCCAGCTATAACGGCGTTCCTCGCACCACGGCTAGCACATACCAAAGCACTGATGCTGGCATCGCTGGTATCTCCACGCTATATATTGGCTATGTGACCGTCCCCGGACTGTCAGGCATCACCAATTATCAAGTCTACGTTAGTAAGAAATAGCCTGCCGTTACTGACGGCGTGCGCCTCAATCTGCTTTGAAGCGTGCGCCGTCCCTCTGTTTTATGGAAACAAAATGGGTCACATTAAAGGCGAGTGATTTGGCGCGAGTTATCGCCGTCGAAGTTCTTGGCAAGTCAAATGAGAACATTGATGCCGATAGCGTTGCGAATAAATTAGCCAATGCCGAAAGCCGGGCGGCATATGACCCGACGCTTGACGACCGGGCAACCCAGCAGATTTCAATGGCGGTTGCTGAATGTCGCGGGGCAATTCAAATGGGCGACAAGTCGGCGCTTTCATTGGAAGTTGGCGCGGTGCCACCTGAATGCGTGGTTCACGTTCTTTACCTTGCGGCATATCGGCTGGTTAACAGTTCGCCGAATCTGCAAATGGTGATTCTTTCGGACAAAGGCGCGTATTCGCCGCTGACCGACAATTTCAAATCGGCGCAGAAGTATATTGAATTGTTGTCCAACGGCAAGCCGACCGTTCCACCAAGCGAGCCAACTGGCCGCGACTATTTGACGGCGATTAATACGCCGTGGTTCTGTAATTCGCCATCGCCGTTTCCGCCCTACAATCCAGATTTGCCAATCAATCCGCCGGTTGCTGGTGTGCGCTTTGGCGGATCAACCCGTGCCGACTTGAGCACGTTTGACTCTATTTTTATGTCGCCCGCTCCGCTGGGGTGGCCGTCAAGCATTGGCCAGCCATGATAACTCTACAGGAAAGAATTTCCGCGCGAGCTTTGGCGATGCGGGCTTTGAATATTATCAAGGCGACGCACATTAAGGAATACACCAAAGTCGTTGACGGAAAAACTGTAACTGTAAAACAGCACGAAGACAGCCGAGACAAATGGACCGGCGGCGCTGGCGGAATTCACCTAAAGCGAACCGGAGAAGGAAAAGAGGGCAAATGGGTGACGCACGACGATAAAGAGATACCGGAACACGCCAAGAAATTGGTCATTCCGCCAGCTTGGAAGAATGTTCGCGTCGCCCCCGATGAAAGCCATGATTTGCAGGCCATTGGCGAGGACTCAAAGAATCGCGTTCAAAGAATTTATTCGGAAGAGGCGACTCAGAAAGCGGCAGACCAAAAGTTTTCGCGCAATTCTGAGTTACTTAAAAAGCAGGGATATATTTTCAAGCAGAACGAAGCCAATCGGAAAAGCGAGAATCTAAAAACGCGCGAAGCTGCCGATTGCATGAAGTTGATTCAAGAAACCGGAATCAGGCCGGGTAGCGACGCGGATACAGGCGCGAAGAAAAAAGCTTATGGCGCAACCACGCTTGAAGCGCGCCACATTGTCATCAGTTCCAGTGGTTCCGTTAGCCTGCAATTTGTTGGCAAAAAAGGCGTTGAACTAAACATTCCAGTGCATGACGAAAGCACGATTGAAATGCTGAAAGAAAAGAAAGAAAGGTTTAGCGACGATGAAAGAATTTTCTCAACATCTGACGCAATGCTGCGGGAATATTCGCACACACTGGACGGCGGAAGCTTCAAGCCGAAAGATTTTCGCACACTGAAAGGCACAAATACCGCCGTCGAAGAAATCGAAAAGAATCCAAAGCCAGCGAAGACGATGGATGAATATAAAAAGCGAGTAATGGAAATTGCCAAAAAGGTTTCGCAAGCGTTAGGTAATACTCCAATAATCGCATTGCAATCATATATTAATCCTTTTGTTTTTGATGTCATTAAACCAATTTCCGAATGAGTCTTGAACCTAAAATAGTTGATTGGCGAAAGAGTGCCAAGGATACGGACTTCGACCCGGACGACACCGAGATGGCCGAAACTCCGCGCGATGTTATTTTGGCGCTTGGATTTGATCCAAAGGAATTGAGCGAAGAAAGCGTAAAGGCAAGCGACGCCGGTGCAGATATTCAAGACGCAATTCGGCGCGAGTCCGAAGAATTGTTTCAATCCGCCATTGACGAGTTTCTGATTCACGCAAAGGCTGATGCGCTGGCGAAGAAGCGGAAAAAGCGGCAGGAGATGGACGAAATTTTCCTTTTGCTTATGACTGATTCGGCGAGCGAATCATACAAGATTGTTTATACAAAGCTTGAAAAGTTCAACGAGGCCAAGAATCCAATGGCGGCAAAAGAAGTTGCGAAAGCCGCAGAAGTCTATGCCGGAGCGCGCGAGAAGTTTTTAAAGAATTTCCCAGATGAAGTGGCCGACAAGTTGGCCAAGGTTAAAGACGACGCAGAGCTGGCCGACAAGACGCCAGCCGAAGTCCGAAAAGAGGTTAGCAAGGCGGCTGGCGCTATTAGCGAAGGCCAAGGAAAAGTTGTCGCCGAAACTGAAGCGCAGGTTTGCTATGGATCGGCAGTCATTGCTGCCATAAAGCGAGCCGGAAAGACGCACAAGTTTTGGCAGACCATGCAAGACGATCATGTTCGCCATTCGCATGAGCAATGTCAGCTTCAAGGGACGATTCCGGTTGGCAACATGTTCCATAATTTGATGCTTTATCCTGGCGATCCAAACGGCGCTCCAGAGGAAATTATCAATTGCCGGTGCATCCTTTTTGGCGTCACAAAATGACCATAACCGCCACAGTTGATACGTCAAAGTTTGAGTCTGATTTAGCTGAAAAGATGAATCACGCCAAGGTTTTTACGCTTGAAGCTATGCGTGACAGGCTTTACGAAATTGTGATTGGCAACTTTGGTGCGTTTCCGGTGGATAGGCCGGATTGGGAAACGAATTATCTTTCGATGCAATACGCAAAGAGGGTTGGCAGAAATGTGGCAACAATGGTTGAAAGCGGATCCATGCGAGACGCGGTAATGAAAGGCGGAACTGGCGGAAATTCAACGTCGGTATCGCTCTCAAATTCATCCGTCCCGTATGCCACGGTTCATCATTTTGGGAATGGAAACATGCCGAGACGGCCAGTTTTTCCAATTGAAGAAGACGGAACAATTCGCTCATTCACGCAAATGTCCGTAATTAACGCAGCCAACCAAGCTTTCGCGGAGGCAATGCAATGAATATTTCAGGCAATGGAAATCCAAGTCCAACCGTGCGCGAAGATGCGCTCGCTATCAAGTCGCAGCTTGACACCTACGCACTTCCGCGCGGCGGCAAGGTTAAAATCATGGCGAACATGCGCCATTTATGGGAAGAGGTCCTGGACACGACTTCAAGCGAGACGCCAAGAATTTTGATTTGTTGGCAAGGCGAGACTGCGCGCGGCGAATACGCGGGTGGTGTTCGCACCAACATGCACCGCGTGGACCGCAATTGGCAAGTGGTGGTAATGCGCGGCCACGGGTTCAAAAGCCTTGTCACTGAATCCATCGGCCAACCGGGCACGCCGGGATATTACGAGGATTTTTACGACGCCGTGGAGACAATCCGCGACGGCATCCGCGTTATGTCCAACATCACCGCCGAGGATTTGGTTGATTACAAAGGCATCAAGCCGCTGCCCAATGTCGGCCCGTCGCCATCCGCCAACGTGTTCCTTGACGCTTTCCAGATTGAATTTTCCACCGCCGCCGACATTCCGCAAATCCTTTCAAATGGCACCACCGGATAAAAACGGCAAAAACCAGTTGCAATAAAAACCACCAAACTCAAAGTTGAGATAGAAAGAAAAAAATCATGGCCACTACATCAAACGCAGTTCAAATTACCGCCAGCCTGACATCTTCGCTGCTGACCAATCCGCCAATTGGGCAGTCCGGCTCTATGTCGCTGTCTTTTACGGATGGCGATTCGGCATCTGACACTTATGTCAATGTCACAACCGCAACCGCCTTGAATGCCGACATTGTGGGCGGTGGTTTTGCGTTAATCTCCAATCCTGCATTAATTAGCGGTGTAGCTAATACCGTTGACGTTCTGTTGAAGATTTCAACCACTGCCATCGGAACGCTTAAGCCGGGTGCGTTGGCGCTGATTCCGCTTGATTCTGGAACGGTTATTACAGGGACGGCATCGTCCGGGGCAGTAAACATCGGCGTAACAGTTATCGAGTGCGACCCGAACGCCTAACAATTAACACTTAAAGAAAGACTAAAATTATGTGGCCAACAACTGGAGCAACCGGAAACGCAAACGTAGCAACTGGGCAATATATCGCCAGCGGAACGGCGTCAAAGATTCTGTGGGGAACTCATGCAATGGCCGGACTTAGTGCTATCGCTGGTTTTTTGACGATCACTAAAATCTCACAAAAGCCGATCATTGCTTTTGACGTGAACCTTGAAAACGGAAACGGCCACGTCGCCGGAAAGGTTTTAGGAATTGACGGTTTCAAGATGGAAATCGAAGTCCGTGACGACACAGATCAGCCAACAAACCTTTTAACGGTCGGCAATCGCATTACGGTTTATGACTACGCCGGACAAGCTCCGGGCGGAAACAGGAACGCAAGTTATTCCGCTATCATATCTGATTGTGGATGGGACGCCGCGCCAAAGACGCCAGCCGGAAGAACTTTGACCGTTGAGAAATTCTTGTTAATCGCATGAACGAAGCAATTCCTCCGCATATAATTGCGGCAATGGCCAGGCAGGACGCCGAACAAGCGAAAGAAGATTCGGCAGGCATTCAGGCGGCAACAGCAACCTTGCCCGGCCCCATGCTGGCGATGTTTTCGCCGTCGCCAAGTATCTCGGTCGGTCCGTATTCCGTCCGCCGCTTTGTTGATCGGGATTTTATTCTGCTTTCCGCGCTTGACCACCCACTAAAGAGCGTGTCAGAAATTGAATCTTACCCGTTTCACCCAACCGGCGAACACGCTTGGCAGTTATGCTGGCTGTTAACGCGAGACGTTAAAGTGGCAAAGCTGGCGTTTAAAAACGGCGTTGCTGCGGTCAAAGAATTGGCATCCGACGAGTTCGGCGACTATTCGTTTCATGAAATTGCCGCTATCACCAAAGCCATATTGGAACAAATCCGCATTTACGGCTCGGCCCGACTTGATTACAAACCAGCCTCAACCGGCGCGGAGGGTGAGAATAGCAGCCCCCCGCAATAGTTCCGGCAGCAATTGACGGGCTTGGTTGGCTAGCGGAAAAGCTTTGCCGGTTGCTTAAAACATACCCGTCAATGACCGAGGATTATATCCTTGACGAGTTAGATGGCGCAAAGGGCTGGATGATGTTCAACTGGTCGGTGGCGAATGAATCAACCGTGTGGGGCAGTGGTGTGCAAATCGAAGGCGACGGCTACATTGCCCAAGAACGAAAACGAATAAGAAAAAATGGCTAGCGAAATTTCAATCGAGTTAAAATTGCAGACTGAAAACCTGAAAAGGCAAGCCGGTCAAGCTGCGTCGTCGATTAAAAAGGAGTTTTCAAAACAGCAAGCTGGAATTGATCCGTCAAGCGTTCAAATAACCGATTACGCAAAAGCTGACAGAATCAAGGCGCACAAGGAAATGGTTGCAAGGATAACCAGAAATCGGATGCTTGACGAAAAAGACGCCGCAAAAGAAAGGAAGGAGCAAGAAAAGCTTTTAAGGATTAAGAAGCCAGTAATGGCACCTCAAATCAGCGGAATGCAATCAGTTAGAAATGCGATATTGCCAATAGGTCAAGTTCTGGCGTCGTTTAGTTTAATTACAAGGGCGATTAGTGTGGCGCTAACCCCGATCTATGCATTTTCTCGCGCCTTAACTGAAAGCGCAAGAAATGCAAGGGATTTGTTTGCAAAAGCCACTTTGAGCGGATTTGGGATACAGGGATCCTCAATGCGTGGTTCAATAGCTTCTATTATTGGAGTTAGCGAAAAGGATATTTATAGCTTTGGAAAACAAATTGAGTTTTTAGGAAACAAACTAAGGGCGTCGTCAAATGTTGCCAAGATAACAAATCCAGACCTTACTGAATTCTCATACAACCTATCAATCTTGAAGATAAACTTCAAGGCCGCAACCGATTCGCTTCTTCAGGGATTCATTCCGGCTATTTTAAAAGTCGTAAAGGCGACAAGTGATGAGCTTGCTGATTTTGCAAGTAAAACAGCCGAGAGAACACTCAAGCAAAAGGCAGCTCTTAAATTTACGGAAGAAAACAAAGGCGTTTCAATAACTAGGGAATACGACTATGAAGCGATGAGGAAGGCTGACAAGGAATACGAAAAGAAAACCGGAAGGCCAAACGCGCCAAACAATGAAATTTTTAAGTATGATGTATCACTGAATGGTAAAAAGTCAGAAGAATACCAGAAAAAGTTTGAAAAGTTTGCGTCAAAGTTTCAGGATGGCAAATTCACTCCAGAGCCGTACATGAAGCAAATGACCGGCGTATCCGCTTGGGAAAAGATGGGATTGCAAGTTGGCGCTGGTGGCGGAACAAATTACAACATGCAGACCGCAACCAATACCAAGAAATCGAATGTTTTTCTTGAGCGGCTTTTGCGCGCAGTTGAATCAAATAAAATGAGCGTTACAAAACCGCAAGGCATGACGGCTAAACCATAATTTATGAAGCTGATTCAAAATATCACGACGCCTTGGATTGGTGCGATGGAAAAACTTAAAGCAATTAGGCCGCGTTCCGATTTTGATTATGATGGAAAACGGTTTGTGGTATTGTCCGCCAAAATATGCAGGCAGGATGATTCGGCTGTTTTAACAACGGTTTCAGAACAAATTCAATGAAAGCACTTTCTCTAACAGTGTCAGGTGATCCAATCGCGTCAAGGTTGTATCCGGCAACTGTAACGCCGAGCCTGATTTCAATGCGGCAAGTGACGATTCACAACTTCCCTGCATCAAACCCTAACTTTTCGCGAGCTATTCGTGCGACGGATGAATACGTCATCATCCAGCGGGGAGCTGCGCAGGTTGCGTTTTCCATTCCTGATTTAATCACGCTGGCACTGACTCAGGAAACTGGGTTAACTTGGACGCCTCCCGTTCCACTTGGTCAACCATCATCCGCCACCGCAGCAGGGACGGCCTACGCCACGCAAGCGTTAACCAGCGATAACACAAATGTTTCCGATGCTGAAACGGTAACTATTGGTTCAACTGTTTACAGGTTCAAATCAACAATGGATTCAGCTTACGACGTTCAAATCGGAACTGATGCCGATTCGTCATTACTGAATTTAGCAAAAGCAATTAACGCCAGCGGAACGGCGGCAAATTATTACACAGGAACTCTGATTCACCCAACTGTTTCCGCGTCCGAAACAATCGCGGCTCATGTTTTGACCGCAACCGCAAAGGCAAAAGGAGTCGCCGGGAATTCGATTGCCACCACTGAAACCAGCGCGCATTTGGCTTGGGGTAACACCACGCTTTTAGGTGGCACCGGAACGGCGGTTGCGTCTTTCATTTTTCCTGCTGGAAGTGAGTATGCATTGACTTATGCTTGGTACGAGTCAGCCGACGATGGCGCTACATGGGGTTCCGCCTTAACGACTACGGGCGTTTATAATGTCGCCACACCGGGAACGTTAACAATCACCAATCCGTCATTTACGATGAATGGAAACTATTACAAGTGCATTGTGACTGACGACGCCGGAAGTTACGGATTAACCAATGGGTCAATCACTTCTGATTTGGCGATTCTAACCGTTGCTTAATATGCCTAACGTCCCCAATAACGTCTTGCAAGTCGACAATCTGGCGCATGGCGCGGATTGGAACGACGGACTAAGCGGACGAGGTGGAACAGCTTCAAAGTCAAGCCAGATCAAGGTTTACGCATCAAACGGCGCGCTTGTTACTGAGGGAATTCCGATTGAAGAACTGCCAGACTCGCCCACTTTTGAGCGGGCCGAACAATGCACAGTCACGCATCATTACCGCATGTCGTGGATTGAGGCATTGACAAGGATAAGCTTTTATGGCCGAGGCGTTCTTCTTGAGGATTCATACGGCAACTTTTACCGCGTCTTGTCGTCAACAATTCAGCGTCAAACCGGCAATCTCGCGATTTTAACGGTGGTTTCGGAGTCCGTTTCTTTCGACGTTCCGCCCGACGAATTCAGCATAACGCCGGTCAAAATGGGACTGGATATTCTAAAGCATCCGCGCTACTTTTACGCTCTGATGCCGACCAATCAGATTCCGAATTACACCGGCACCGCAGACACGCCTGAACAAATATCGGCAAAACAGCAAATTGTCAGGGCAATTCAAGCCTACCGAGAAAATCCATTTATTCCAACCCCAGGAAACATAAATAATATATCTGGACTACTTCACGACAACACGTTAATAAGCTTAACCAGCGGAAAATTTCCCGTGATTCAGAGTAATCCCAATTACGTTTTGATGCTGAAAGCGACAGACACGCCAACCATAGGAACTCTTTTTGCTGGCGGATTACCGTATCCGCCCGCAGCAACCGCGCAAGGTCAAGACAATCCTCCAGGCTATTGGGCAAACGTCACAACTACCGTTTCGCAATCTACCAGCGTATTACTTGCGCTTAGAGCCGCCCAAGAAATCATTGGAAAACTTTGGCGAATGGAAGACTCTCCAATGATTAACGGAATCGAAGTCACGCATTCAGAATATTTTTGGTATTCCCCAAGGATTGACTTGGGTGGATATATCCAAGACCCGCGCGACGCAGACCCGCAGTTTCCTGATTATTTTTACTATCTAAACGGGCAATCCGGTGAAAACATTTTTCAATCGCTCGCAGAAATAAACCCGCAATGCTTCAGCAGCACTGGAAAGACTGGCGGAAACACAGTTATTTCATGGCTTCGCGACGCCGATGTTATTGATCGTCAGCGAACCATTGTTAAGCGCACGCGCAAATGGCTTGGTGCTCCCGTCGGCGCGTTTGATTCCGATATTTATTCCAAGATTGATCGCCCTGATTCGTTGACGTATACAAACAACCCGCCATACGGATACCGACCGCTAGTATCATGATTTCGTGCGCACCATCCGCGAAGATTGTATTGCCGACTCCACACGAAGGCTCTCCGCAGCGTGTGGCGCGCGACGCTTCGGACGTGTCGCAACAATGGAAGCAAGTAAGCAAGGCGCTTGACCAGATTCGCAACTTGCACGCGGTTGTTGAAACGCAATCGCAGACGATTAACAAGATTCGTCGGCGCATTCTTGGCGGCTCTGGCGGGCAAGCGTCATCATCTCAGTTTCGTGGAGAATACAGCACCGGTGAGTCCTATGCTATTGGCGATATGGTGGTAATTCGCGCGGGCGTAAGTCGCGGCGGTTATATTTGCATTCAAGCAAACTCAAACCAAGCTCCGCAATTGCCGGACATTGGAAATCTTTATTGGGTCAGCCTTTCGGGAAACGCCAGCGAATGGATGGTATGAGTGTAATAACTCAATCCGAATTAGACGACTTGGCTACAATGGCCAATGGATGCCTGTTGCCGATTGTAAATAATTACATGGCGACAGAAGAAATCAACTGGGTTTTAAATACTGGATACGATAAGCACACGGGATATTACTCTTATCCTGGAGTCTACGCTTCTCCGCAACCGCCATATTCATTCAAAATAGCTCCGTTTGAAAATCTGGTTCCATCCGGTTCTGTTTTTGGAGTTGATGGATCGTTTCAAATCACGATAACCGAAACGGGCGACTATGATGTTTTAATGGGGCAGAATGAGGGTTTAGACGAAGATGAATTTTCGTTTCGGGTAAACATTCATGGTTATAATTTTTACGTCCGCTGCCTATATATAACGGAGGGCCAAACTGTAACCGTTTACGGAACTGCCGGAAATTCGGTGACAGCAATTATATCAAAATCCCAGTCGACGTTTATTAATGAGATTAACCGAATTCGCGGCGACGCAATGGGCTTGCTAGTTGGCCCAAATGGAACTCCGGTTCCTGGCGGTGAAGTTCTTTACAAGAACAGGGACGCGGTTATGTCTGGGCCGTGGGTTGTCGGGGTGGTGGACATGGACACGTTTCCGAATAATTATTTCGGCGGAATATTCAGTAGGCTTTCGGGGAGCGTCGTCAACTTGCCTGGATTTCCAATTTTTAGGAATGTCGAATTTGTTGGACACGACTTGCCGGATGGATTTTTGGTTTATAGCGGTAATGTTGGTTTCCCGTTGATTGACATAACGCCGGGATTTAGATCAACCAGCGATGACGAAGGCGAGCTGACGATTTTTATCAGATTTGCCTCTGATTACGGAACTGCCATTTGGGATGATATTGGATTTTCTTGTCCTTCGGCCGATTCCGTAACGCTAATTTCAACTGAATCGGTATCTGGCGGATATTGGTTTCATGTTAAAATAGTCATAACGCTTTCTTCCGGTGTCAGCGATCATCCTTTTTCATACGGAATACCCGATGGCCACATTGGAACAAGCGTTGAAGAGTTTAGGCTTGTCACAAGCTCCATTGGGGACCTTGCTCCATGTAACGCCATCGGATACGCGGAAGGAAGTAAAATATCATCCATTGACGTTGGTGGGTTTTTAATGGAGCGAATAGACTCAATTGGGGCCGGAGAAAATTTTGCGTGGGGCGTGATAAGTTGGTGGATTTCGGATCAAACAGTAAAGGGGATTTGGATTGCAAAAACGCTCCCGATTCCGGCCAATAATGTCTTTCTAGATCAAGACATTCCCACTTATATCGGGAAAGATTATCCCGAGTTTATGGGATACACTGAAGGAAATAAAGTGACAGCTTCAGTCTCCAAAAGCTTTAATGGAACTGGTCCGCGCGCAACATCTATGCGCCAGCAATCGCCAATAGAAGCCGAAAATAAAGTCAATCCAATGTCTCCGGGGTTAACCGCAAGGCCAGCAAAGTGGCCAGCGTTTAGGGACACGGATTCCTTTACGCCGACTGTTCCATTCTTCCAGTATTCGCGCACTGCTTTATATTGGGACGAAACGCATGAATATGGATTGAACGATTATGCGCGTGCTGATTTCGGTAGAATATATCGCGGTCGCCACGCTTTAAATACTGGAAATCCGCTACCAGCAAGAGCGCAAGATGACAATACTTATTGGTGGGCTTTGGTTCCAGTTGACGCAATGGGTGTAGCTGAATGTTTTAGTTATGTTTTAAATGGATCGCCGGGCGTCAAGTCCTTCACTTCCACATTATCGGGCGATCAATCCAACATGTGGCACGTGAAGCCGATACCTAAAAGCGGGTATTGCATTTTCTCCGTTCGCGCCACGCGCATGGCCGAAAGCATCGGAAACGGAATAAACATTACTCCGACTAGCGGGAACGAAATAGTGGTAAAGATTGGCCAAAAAATATCTGGTGTTTTTACGCCGTTTAAGTCAGATGATGGAATTGAAGATTTAACCATAACAATTCCCGCAACTGGACGCGACACGGGAGACGTGAAGGTTTTTATTCCGGTCCTCGACGGCAATGAATTAATATGGCAATCAGATTCCCTTGTTGTTTTTGAGGCTTGTGTAAATTGGCAACCTATTTTCTTCAATGTGGCTTATAGTCGCGGTCAATTCCCAATTGATCCACAGTATGGATTCAATACCGCAGAGCCGGAAATTTTCCAACACGCCTTGAGCTTTGAAAACCATTTTGACGTTACTTCTGCTGGATGGGCTTTTCCGCGAAATAGACTTGATGAATTTGGGTCAGGGACTCAGCCGCCTGCGGTGGTTGTCTACCCTGTGTTCCGAGAGCTTTACGATGACCTTGTGGCGCTTTTAAAGCTGCTTGGCGGCGAGCTGCCGGACGGCAATACCGCCAGCGGCGCGGGCGGCAGCGGCAGTGCTGGTGACAATATTGGATCAGGGGATGACAACGGCGGCGGAATGCTGTAAAATAAAACACATGAAAAAAACAATCTTAACACTTTTCCTTTTTGCTTTTGCGGCAAGCGCGCAATTGCAATTCGTTGATTTGACAACAGTCACGACCAACAGACTGACAAACACAGCAAACATCGTAATAACTAACGCCCTAATTCCGGGCATTGCGACAAACGTAAGCTTATTTGGGCAATATCAAACATGGAATACAAATAACAGAGTCATCGGCGACACGCTTCCAAATGCGTTCACGAAGATAAACGCAAACTCGACTTGGCTTTCTAGCGCGGTCCGCACAAATGGAAATTCCGGCTCTGGATTCATCCCTATTTCAACTAATGCTTATCCCGGTTATTTTTGGGGCAGTAATTCGGCGGGTGGAATATCTGCCGCAACAGCGACAAACATTGCGGCATATCAGTCGATGCTGGCTACGAATGGACTAACAGCGGGCGGCGGAACTGCATCAAATGCGATTGCAAACAACTACGGTGCAGGCACAAACATTTCATTTTTTGGTAAAACCTTGATGAACGATTCTAATTTATATTTTTCAGCAAATTCAGAAGTTCCAAAAACATTGTCCTTATACACTATAACAAATCTTGCAAATGGAATAATCCCAACAATGACACCTAGCGACACAAATAAAGCTTTTTGTTCACCGGATCAATATATTAATTTTTATGCATATAAAGCTTTTGATTACTACACTGGATCACCCTGGCAATCAGGTGGTGGTTCCAATGTTGTTTACATAGGATACAACTTCCCTTCAGTTAAAAAATTAGGTGCGTTAGTTGGATTCTTCTATATAACCGGAGGCGGATCAACTGGTGGTGGAACTATATCTGTTCAAGTTGATGGGCCTAATTGGCGTACAGTATATTCAACCCACTTAACAAATGGAGCGCCAGCAGATTCGTTTCCAACTCTTTTTAATAGTACAAATAACTTAGTCATGTTTGATTCATTAAGCACAACAAATATTAGAGTCTTATTTTCAACTGCAAATTATCCAAGGATTAGTGGCTGGTTTCAGGTTTATGAAGAAGCTGGAAATTTAATAAAATCAGACACCTCAACATTGAGAATAATATCAACAAATGGAGTTGCTATAAATTCCGCCTACGCAGGAACAAACATGCTAAGAGTTTCTGGCAACATTGATTCAACTGTTGGATTCTCGATTAACGGAGTTCCAATCAACAATTCATCCAGCGATAATTTAAATGGTGTGGTTTCTGGGTATTATTCAAACAATTTTTTCAGCGTAGTTGGAACAAATATGATAAAATCAATTTCTGGATCAATTAACGCTGGCGGTGTGGTTTCTGGCTATTTAACAAATCAGTCATTCAGCATATTGGGAACAAACGCAATAGCATCAATAGCCTCATCTGCATCATCTGGTAAAATTAAAACCTTATACGGATTTGGAACCAATTTGACGCTTTATGGTTTCGCTGATGCCGTGACAACGAATCATGAAACTTTTATCCTGTCCGGCACAACTACTCACAATGGAACATACACCTGGAATGGCGTAAATGTTTTTGTGAATAATACAAATTCATCTCCTTCATATTATATTTATCCTTCCGAGGACGTTAGCGGCGGAGTTTATTACCCATATTATTCAACCAACGGATTCGTTATGAATTACGTGAACGGCGATTATCCAGACGGTCCATTTTATTCCATTGGAAGTGATTTAACTGCGGGTCCGTGGTATAGCAGGGCGACTGGATTGGTTGACACAAACGTTATCGCGAGGTGGTATTTGTATACCACAAACCAAGTGCCCGGAACGGCTCAATTTGTAAATGGCGGAATAATTGCTGATGGCTCGATTACGTCAACGAATGGCTTTTCGCTCCCGCAACTATCGTCAATCCCTACAAACAAAGTTCCGGTCAGCGATTCGGCGCGCACGAATTGGCTACAGATAAACTTGAACGGAAGTGTTTATCTGGTGGCAACAAATTTCGCGTCTGGCGGCTGGCTTTATTCCAAGCAGACGGCATCAATAACGACATCGCCGTAATTCTGGTAAATAATTATTGAATAATTATTTGGGATTGAGTCAATTGTTTTCAGACTTCAAACATGAATAACAAAACCGAGCTTCTGGTGGTTGTTTCCGATACCCACTGCGGCTCAGTCGTCGGACTCGCGCCACCGGAAACAAAAACGGAACACGGAAACATGATCGGTTTTGGAGATAATGTTCACCAAGAATGGCTATGGGAAAACTGGCTAAAAACAGCCAAGGAAGCAAAGGAAATCATCGGAAAGTCAAAGGCGGCGATGCTGATTAATGGGGATGCAACGGAAGGTGTTCACCACCGGAACGAGGCTGAAATCGTTGCTGCCGCAATTCTTACGCATACCAAAATGGCAATTGAATGCCTGAAGCCATTTCTTAAAATGTGCGGAAAGCGGTTTGTGGTGGCGGGTACGGAATGCCATACGCGCGACATGGAGACCTTCCTTGCGAACGAGATTGGCGCAGTTGAATCGAAAGCAAAAGACAAGTGGCTTTTTGAAATCAATGGGTGCCTGATTGATGCCGCGCACCACATGACGACAACTAGCCGCGCACACCTTGAAGCTGGGGCTATGTCCATCATGATGGGTAATGCGCGCAATAACGCAGTCAGGTCAGGGCATCGGGTGCCAAGTGTTTTTCTCCGCGCGCATCGGCACTGTGGTGGATACTTTTCAGACGGGGCCGGGTTGTGGGGCGTCACTGGCGCATGGCAATTCCTCACTCGTCACGGCTTCAAGGTCGTCACCGACTCAATCCCCCGCCCGACGGCTTTAATCCTTGATTGGCGCGGCAAGAAATCGGGCGCACTGCCTCACGTTCACGAAATTGTTTGCACTCCTCCACAAGAAAGCATCACCAAAATATGAAAGCATTCAGCGCGGAAAAAATAACCAAATCGGCAATGAAGGCGTCAGACCTTTTTGAGGTTAGGGAATTCGATGAATCGTCTGAAACCGTTGAAGAAATCGCAGGAAAAATAGGCGTCAGCATAACCGAGGCTCGCCGCCAATGCTCTAAACTTGTAAAAGACGGAAAGCTTGAAAAGGTTTGGAAAAAAGGAACACGAAATCCGATTGTATCGTATCGCCCAAAATGAAAACCACCAAAAAGCAGGTTGCCATAACTTCGGATTTAGTGGCGCGAACCATCCAAAACCTTGACGAGTTGGCGGTTGATTATGCGGTGGTAATCAAAGGTGTTCACACAATTTTCAGCAATGTGGACAGGCCGTTTGCGATGACTATTTTACGCGACGAAATACAGCTTCAGGATAAAATTGACGATTTCAAAATTGAAGAAATTGCTGAAAAGCTGTCCGCAATACCAGGCGTCTGAATTTGTGGCAAAAATGAATTGCAAACCAATCTTTCAAAAGCTTAGTGTTTTAATCAAATGAGATTTTATCTTGTCTTTGTTTTTGTAGCCGCTCTGCTTTCCGCTGATTTGCAAGGGCAAAGCAATGTTCTTTCGGGAAATGTGGCGTCGTTCGGTATGGCAGGCAGAACTAATTTAACGATGACTCTGACGATTATCTCGCCAAGGAATCGGAAAATTGGAAATTCGCTTATCAGCAATGACCCAATCACGACTCAGACCGACACAAATGGCAATTTCTCATTCTCGAATGTTGTTTTTGGCTACTACGGGCTAACCTCGTCCGATTCAACTGGAAGCCGCTGGCCGATCATGGTCTTTACCGACACCACGAACGACGTTCAATTGGTAAATCTGGTCAATTGGGCAGTGGCGACGCCGCCGAATAATTGGTCAAACTATTACAATATCCCGCAAATAAACTCACTGCTTGAAAGTGTCGCGAGTAGCACAAATACGGGCGTCGCGGGCGTAACGAACGCGGCTAGCACGAATGCAATCGAGCCGATTGTGATTAGCTCCACAGTTTTCATTCCAGCACAGACCAACCAAGTAACCGCGCAGAATGTTTTCTCCGCCGTGCCGGGGTTGTTGACCAATTCCTACACCGGAGAATATTCCTACCTGCGCATCCAAAGCCCAACGAACGACGCATTTTTATCACTCGGTGCGGGCAGTCAATTGGTCTCCGATAACATCGATCTTCTATCGACCGGCGGGCGTCTCACCGTCAGCCCTTATGGCATCTCGCTAGGGTCGGGCTTCTCTAGCGTCGAGATTCTGACCAACGGCACGCTGTCGCTGGCAGATAAACACGGAGCCGCACTGGTCAGCGATGAGTCAGGGGGATGGTCAATCACCGGGCCGCTGGCCGCAGTGGAGCCAGTCGCCCTCAGTGGATTCCAAATTGCCGGTTCGCAAATCTCCTCCCCCATCAGCATCACCAATCTGCCGCCAGGATCGTCAGCAAATGGCCGCAGCCTGAATATTGAATCAGGGCTTTACAATTGGAAATTGGCCTTGCAGCGCACCAATGCCGTTCGGCTAATGTTTGTTGGCGACTCAACCGCTACGCTAGTGAATGGCTCTCGGGCGTATGGCGTAAAGTCTTTTTTCAGTGAGTTTCTGCCGAATGTGCAAAAGCTTTTCCTCTCCGCCGAGAGTTACCCAAAAAGTGCCAACGTTTCATTCGGCGGCGATGACACCAACTGGTTCGCGCGCTATCTGCAAATGCCCGCCAACTCGTTCGCGACAAACGACGGATACAACACGCCGCTGATTGGCGCGGACAACATCAAATTTGCTGGCATCTCATGGCCGCACGGCGGGACGGTGAATGTTTACACTATCAGTTCAACGGTTTCGGTTCCGGTTTTGGTGGCGAGTATCAGCCTGTCCAACAGCATCGGATCGGTTGGATTCATCACCAACATTCCGGTTTCTGGGACCTATTACACATATGTTCAATCAGTGACGGCAGATGCGGGATACTCAAACAGTGTCTTATTCTGCATCGCGGAAAAGTCAGCCACGAAAAACCTGATTGTCTATGATGTTGGCTACGGCGGGCAGGCTGTGACTGATTGGGTGAATGTGAACACGAACATATTCTATCCGGTCTGGGCCGGACTGTCTAATGACGTGGTTATCGTTGCACAAAAGAATTCAACTGGCGTGATGATTGAAACAAACATGGCGGCACTACAGACCATGTTCACCAACGCAAGCCCAAAGTCTGACATGGTTTGGTTATCGGCATTTCCGGCGTGGGCACCAGGTTGGGACATTGATGGAATCAATCAGCAGTTCTACCTAAACGCGCAACGCACCGGCCAAGTTTTTTACGATGACGGAAGTCAATTGCCGCCTACAAACACTATGTTTTCAATGGGATTAATGACAGATGGCGTTCACCTGACAACCCTTGGTGGCACGCTGACCGGCGGATTGTTGGCGCGCGAATTAAAGCGGGTGGCCTCTGGTTACGATTGGACAACCAAGCCGACGCTCTCAATCTCTGGCGTGTCGTCTCTGGCTGGCGCAGTCACGGCAAATTCTCAGGTCTCAATCTTAGGGCAGTCGTCCAGTCAGAATTTGATCCTGAATAACACAGGCAACGACCAGACGTTGATTGGTTACAACGTGCGCGGGAGCGGTTACAATTCTTGGCGCGTCGGGGCGATAGCTGGCACTGGAAATTCAACCGGAGCGCATCCAAACTATGGATGGATTCCAATCACGCCCGCTGGTGGATATGCCCTCGGTGGCACGCATTTGGCTTTAGAGCTAACCACGAATGGCAATGCTATTTTTGGAGGAGTTGCCACCGGCAACGGCTCCGGCCTGACCAACGTTACGGCTGACTATCTCAGTACATCGTTAACGAACTGGATAGTTGACCAAATCGCCGAAAGTATCAACGTCTCGTTCTACTCTTCGGCAGTGACGAATTCAACCATCGGAGTAAGCAACTGTGTAATCATGACGACTGTTCCGGCTGTTCTTGCTCAGACGAACACTTATCTCCTGAACGGACTGGCTAATAACTATTATCTGGCGGCATTCACGACCAACCTTGTCACAGGCGTAACTGCTGGCAATGCCACCGTTCACAGATTCTATTCTGTCGCGGGAGGAACTTTTACGGACAGGCCAGAGCTGTACATTGTCACGACCAATGGAACGCTGGTTGAACTTGGAGTTGGCGCATACACCGTTAAAAGTTCAATCGTATTGACTGAGGAAATAGCTTCAATCGTGATAAACATATCCACAAATCCTCCCGGAGGTTGTTATGTTGGGGTTCGTTGGTTGCTGGCTTCTGAAACTGGAAATCCTACCGTAACAGCAGTTAGTGGTGATGGATACGGATCGCGAATCGAATTGAATGCATCTGAAGGATCAGAGTCGCTTAACGAGGCGAAGCTTAATGAGAATAACACTTTCACCGGCGTGAATACTTTCACGCAGCCGATTGTTGGGAGCGGGGAATTGATAACGAATGTAAATGTATCAGCGCTGCGGTTTTCCATTGGAACATCTAATACCGTTTCAGTGAACACGAACGCGGCAAATGGGGTAAACTATGGTGGAACTGCATTCGTCAGCGGAACTGATACGGCTGGAATAATTACAGTTATCACCGGATCAGGAACACAGCCAGCATCGCCAATTCTCTGCACTAACATTTTCAGTTCCGCGTTTAAACAGGCGTTATCAAATGCAACTCCAGTTGTTATAATTAACTACATGCAGACAGTTTCTAGTTATTATGCCGGAACCATAAACAGAGCGTATCTATCAAGGGTTACAACAAATGGATTCTGCATAAGTTGGGTTGGCGGAATAATGGATACATCCTCAACAAATCATTTCAGTTATTTAGTTGTCAGACCATGAACAACGACAACCAAGACATCTATCAAAACGACGGCTTCTGGCATTGATTATGAGCGATAATGATACCCAATTTGGCGAGCACGAAGCCCGCATCCGGGCGCTGGAACTTAGTCGCGTTGAGCAGCGCGAAGATAACCGGCGTATCTTCTCCAAGCTGGAAGAAATCGCGCAAGCTGTCGCGGTGGCCAGCAGTAAGCCGACCTGCCCCGACCCCGGCGCGTGCGTCCGGCTGGAGCGGTCGGCGTCCGACCTGAATCGCCGCTTGATGATGCTTGAGCTTTCGGAGCAAAAGCGCAATGGAGTTATCGTGGCATGCTCGTCATTCGGCGTAATTGTCGGTGCGGTTATTACTTGGGCAATTTCACTTTTTCACAAATGAGCATGACCTGGAAAAAATGGCGGATCGGTTTTTGGCTGGCGTTGTTCTTGGGCACGCTGTCGGCCGGGGCCGGGCTGTGCGTCGGCATGGCGTGGCAAGCGTTCGTCGCAGTGCTTTGCACCAGCATTGCGACACACATTGGCGCTTATCTAATGCGCTCGCCACTGGATGCTGTGGAAGATGAAACCGAGCCGAAAAAGTATCCAGATTGCTATGCCCCATACGGCGGGTTGCCGCCGATTTATCCACCAGCCCCGCCAATCCTGAAAAAATCCGTTCACGACGATAATTCACCCGCAACCCGCTGCGAAGATTAATTTATGAAAAAACAACTATCCGAACAATCCGCCGAAAGACTTTGGAAAATGTTCTTTCCCAAGTTTGACCGCGAACATGGGATTGCAATGGTTCATGACTTATTTGCCAATTTCAAGCGGTAAAACTAAACCATGAAAACCATCATCATCCTAACTCTGCTTGGGCTTCTCGGCTCGGGCTGTGCGTTCGTTCAACCATTCGTTCATTAACACCATGAAAACTCTCGTCATCCTATCCATCCTGACCGCTGGCCTGTTGCTCGCAATGCTTACCGGCTGCGTCACCGCGTCCAATCCATCCGGCGTTGTCGCCGTAGGTGGCGTCAATCTTGATCCAGAGTTCACTGGCCGCGCCGCAGAAATGGCGGCAAAGCTGGGGGGCATCGCGGCCATTCAGCGAAATCCTGAAGTGCGCCAGTATTTCTTGGACGCATCGCTTGCCATCGGAGTGATCGTGGCCAGCGGCGACGCGACGCCTGAAAAAGTTGAAGCCGCGTTGGATGGCATCACGAAAGACCTGCTTGTAACTGTCGCGATTTCTGACGCGCTTGACCTGTATTCCGACTACTACGGGAAGTTATTGGCCGCGAAGCTGGCGGATAAGTCGCCCTACACCGTTCCGGTTTTGACCGGATTGAGTAACGGATTAATGGAAGCTTACATGCTCACCGTTCCATGATCACACCAAAGACAACGCGCCGCCGCCATCGCCAGAAATGTCCCGCCTGCCAGCAGCGCTTAACGAAGAAATATTTGCGCAGCCTGTCGCCTCTGGAATGGCAGAAACACCAAACGGCCTGCTGGATGGCGGCTTGGAATAAAGCAATAAACGTAAAATAATATGGAAACCATAACCGCTAGCATTGTCGCCGTTTTCGGCGCCATCCGTGAGTTTTTCGGCTACAGCCGCGAGCGGGTCGCGCTCAAAAACGCAGCCGATGTGAAGCAAGCCGCGAAGGCTCAGGACGCCGCCGACCTCGACGGAAAAACCAACTTGGCAATCAAAAATAAGGACACTGATGAAATTCGTCTTGAGCTTTCGGAATAGCGTCTGGCTGGCGATTCTAGCTGTCGCTTTGTGCGTCGGCTCTGGTTGTACGAATACCGTGACGCCGCCGCCCGTGGTGGCCTCTGGCGCGTCCTATGACGGCACCAATTACAACAGTGGCTTTGAAGGCTGGCTGGCCGATGGGAGCGGCATGATTACGCCGCACGCGCGCGACCGATACAACGCGCTGATTGAGATTTACGGCAAGAAGTTCGCCCCGCCATTGGTGTTTGATTACGGAATTACCGCAACCGACGCCCCGCTGTTCATCATCTCGCCGGAAGCCCTAGCCGACTTTGC